GAGGAACTACTAATTTTGGTAGAAGTCCTGCTAATAGTGGTTCTTATTATGATGGATATATAGCAGAAGTAATAGTTGTTGATGGTTCAGCATCTTATACAGATGTAGGTGAATTTAAAAATGGTGTCTGGATTCCTAAAAAATATACAGGAAGTTTTGGAAATAATGGATATCATCTTAAGTTTGAAAATGCAAGTGATTTAGGTAATGATAGTTCAGGAAACAATAATGATTTTACAGCAAATAACATGGGTGCAGACCATCAAGTGACTGATAGTCCAACATTTGGGAGTTAATTATGGCGAGTAGTGGAAATTTTTGTACGATAAACCCTTTAGGAGCACAAGGAGGAGGAACAACAAGTCCTAGTGCTTTATCTAATGGTAATACTGCAGCAACTATTCAGACTGACACACTTTTAGGAAATTTTGGTGTAACAAGTGGAAAATGGTATTGGGAATGGGCTTTGACTGGTAGTAGTACAAGTGGACAAGCAGTAGGTTGGGCTAATCAACAAGTAAATACATTAGCAGAACTTGGATATAATAGTCCTTCATCAGCAACAGGAGCACAAATAGTTTATATGTATTTATCTAAAAATCCACCAGAAATAATATCTGATGCTCCTAAAAGTGGATCTAGTGGTACTGATTCTGATATGAGTGCAGCAATAGCACAAAATGATATTATAGGTTTAGCTGCAGATTTTGATAATGATAAATGGTATTTTTCTATAAATGGTAGTTTTACAAATATGAGAAGTGGACAAAATCCTTCTGATGGTAGTAATCCTATGTGTAGTGCATCTGGTGGAGGTGGATTAGTAACCATAGCTAGAACAGCAGGACTTACTTGGTTTCCTGCAATGGGAAATTGGTCTGCAGCTACAAGAGATATTAAAGTTAATTTTGGTCAAGATTCTACATTTTCTGGAAGTTTTTCAGCAGGTGGTAATGCAGATGGTAATGGCTTTGGTGATTTTAAATATTCTGTACCAACAGGATTTTTAGCTTTATGTTCAGCTAACGTACCAACATCAGATGACATAGACCCTGCTGGAGATGATGGAGAAACAGAAAACCCTACTAAACAATTTAATATACTTACTTATACAGGTAACTCTACAACAGGACAGTCACTAACTGGATTAGGCTTTAAACCTGATCTTATATGGGCAAAATGTAGTAGTCACGCACAAAACAATCAATTATATGATTCTTCAAGAATGAATACCAGAGGAACACCTACACCATTTGGATTAAGAAGTGATACTAATGGTGCAGAGTTTGATGACCAATCAACAGGAAACACTAATCCTATTATATCTTCTTTTGATACAGATGGTTTTACTTTAGGAACAAGTGGAAGTGGACCAAATGATAGTGGTAGAGAATATGTTGCGTGGTGTTGGAAAGCTAATGGAGGCACGACAGCTACGAATAATGAAGGTAATCATACTTGCACTTTACAAGCAAATGCAAAAGCAGGATTTAGCATAATGACATTAGGCAATTATACAAGTGCTAGTGGAGTTACTATAGGTCATGGACTTGATACTGCTCCTGCTTTTTATATTCATAAATCTCGTGCATCATCTGGTGACTGGCATGTCTATCATAAATCTTTAGGTGCTACTAAAGCTTTGATATTAAATTCAAAGACTCCTCCTTTAACAGCAATAGGATATTGGGCTAATACAGAACCAACTGCTGATGTATTAAGTTTAGGAAATACATTTGCAGGAACAAATAATGGAGTAGTATATGCGTGGTCAGAAGTTGAAGGGTACAGTAAGTTTGGAAAATATATGGCAAATTCTAATGCAGATGGACCATTTATCTACACAGGGTTCAGACCCAGAATGGTATTTATAAAAATGGGTGCAGTTGAACAAGATAGTTGGTACGTTATGGATACCGAAAGAAGTAAATTTAATCAAATAGATAAATCATTAAGATGGAATCTTACGGATGCTGAACAGCAAGTATCACACACACGTATAGATTTTTTATCTAATGGTTTTAAAATAAGAAATAATGAAGCATCATTAAATAGCACATCTTATGACCCATATTACTGGGGTGCATGGGGAGACGTGCCATTCAAATATAACAATACTTTTTAGGAGGTGAAATAATATGTGGGCTTATATAAAAGATAATAAAATAGAGGAAATAATAGCTAGACCAAAAGATATGGTCATCGATGATATTAGACATTCTCGAAGAATATTTAGTGCATGGACTTGGGATGAATTAAATGCCATAGGTATTTATACAGTAGAAGCAGGAACACAAGGTGATGATAGGTTTGAAACAACAAGTCAACCTACATACACTTTTAGTAGTTCTGATAAAAAAGTAACTACTAAATATACTACATCTGATAAAGCTTTAGATGATGCAGAAGCTAAAGATGAGGATGGTAAAAATATATTAGACATTAATGGTAATAAAGTAATTAATTATGGATTAAAAACACTAGCTAAAAATCAATGTAAGATTACTGCTAATGAATTAATAGCTAGATTTAATTGGTTAGTAGAAAGAAGTATTTATGATAGTAGTAAAGCTATACCAGATGCAGTAAAAACTTATGTTGCTTCAATACGAACAGATTGTGCAGAAATAGAAACAGCAATAACAAATGCAAGTGATATGGATGCATTTAAAGTATTGTATACAGACGAGTTAAATAGTGATGATACAGTAAAAACAGTAGCAAGAATACATAGGTGGACAAGTGATAGCACAGTTAAAAACTATATTAGGTAAAATAAAACAAAGACTATTTGGTAAACTTTGTGAGTGTAAGCCTAAGAAAAAAAGAGGCAGACCGAGGAAGGCTAAATAATGGCATTATTAAGTTTAATTGGTCCTGCGACTAAATTAATCGGTAAGTTTGTAAAAGATAAGGATAAACAAGCTCAACTTGCTCATGATTTATCTACTATGGCTGAAAGGCATGCTCAAGAACTAGCCTTAAAACAAATTGAAGTAAACAAAGCTGAAGCACAAGGCAATTGGTTTCAATCTTCGTGGCGACCTCTAATAGGTTGGATCTGCGGATTATCATTAGCTATAAATTATATGGTAGCACCTATATTTGCTGGGTTCGGTGTAATTATACCACAAGCTGATATGAGTGTAATGATGCCGTTATTATTTGGTATGTTGGGTATTGCTGGTATGAGGTCATATGATAAAACTAAACAAACAGACACAAAAGGAAAATAAATGCCTTTAACTGGTATAGATTTTAAACCTGGAATTGTAAAAGATATAACTACTTATTCTGCTGGTAAGGTTGGACCATATTGGACTGATGGGGATAAAGTAAGGTTTGTAAATGGCTTACCAGAAAAAATAGGTGGTTGGGTAAGAGAAACTACAACACCTACTACTTTAACTTCTCATGATACTGTTGTTGCTGGTAGGTGTAGGGCTATGGTTAACTGGAGAGGTTTAGATGGTACAGATTTTGTAGCCTTTGGCACTGAGAAGCAATTACTAATATTATTAGGTGGTCAATTTTATGATATAACACCTTTAAGATCTACAAGCAGTTTAGGTAGTAATCCTTTAGCTACTACAGATGGTAGCAACGTAGTTACAGTAACTGATAACAGCCATGGAGCAGTAGCTGACGAGATTGTTACTTTTTCTAATGCTAGTGCTTTTAATAATGTTACTATTGAAGGTGCTTATCAAATTACTGAAGTAGTTAATGCTAATAGCTATAAAATAACTGCTGCGACTACTGCTAATGCTACTGGTGCTGGTGGTGGTGGTAGTATAACAGCTAAACATTTAATCGGTAAAAGTGAAGGATTATTGAATGCTTCTGCTTCAACTGCTCTTGGTTGGGGTACTGGTACTTGGGGTAGTGGCACATGGGACACAGCCAGAAGCACAGGCTCTGTAACCTTAGAGTTAACAATATGGAGTTTAGAACTTTGGGGTGAAGATTTAATAGCTACAGTTAATAATCATAAAATGTATTACTGGGATACCAGTGGTGGTGTAACCAGTAGGGCTACAGTAATAAGTAATGCACCTATAAAAAATAGATTTAGTATTATATCTTTCCCAGATAGACATTTAGTGTCTATGGGTGCGTATGATAGTGGTGTTAGTGCACAAGATCCTATGTTAGTAGCTTTTTCAACACAAGGTGATTTTAACAACTGGACAGTATCAACATCCACTACAGCAGGTTCTCAAAGATTGCAACTAGGTACTAAGATAATGGCAGCAGTATCAACTCGTGAGGAGATATTTATTGGTACGGATGAAGCGATGTATGGTATGGCTTTTGTTGGACCACCATTTACTTTTGCTTTTAGATTGTTGGGTACTGGTTGTGGACCAATATCACAAAGGTGTATGGTTAATGAATCTGGTACAGTGTTCTGGATGGCTAGAGATAACTTTTTTATATTTGATGGTCAAGTTAGAGAGTTGCCTTGTCCTGTTCAGTATTTTGTATTTAACGATATGAATAAACAACAAGTACAGAAAATATTTGGAGCTCTTAATAGAAAGTTCAAAGAAGTTATGTGGTTTTATGTTAGTAAATCAGCTAGTGATGAAGAGCCTGATAAATATGTAATGTATAATTATGAACAAAATGTTTGGTCTATAGGTAGTATGACGAGAACTAATTGGAGAGATTCTTTTGGTATAAGAGAGGTGCCTTTTGCTACTGATAAAGAAGGTAGACTGTATAATCATGAAACTGGTACAGATGATGCTGGGTCTGCATTAACTGCGTTTATAGAAAGCTCTCCTGTTGAGTTAAGTGTGCCTAATGCACCTGATGGAACTAACTTATTTATGATAGATAGGCTTATACCAGACGCAACAATAACAGGCAATATGAAAGTAGAGTTAAAATCTAAAAAACACCCTTTAGGAACAGAAGTGACCAAAGGACCATTTACTATTTCACCATCTACCAGTAAAGTAAGTTGTAGGGCTAAAGGTCGGCAGATACAAGTTAAACTATCTAACACAGATGTTGGTGATACTTGGGCTTTAGGTAGATTTAGGATTAATTTAAAAGCAGATGGGTTACGATGAGTTCAGGAGTTAGAAGAGGTAGATTACCAACACCACCAAGAACATATGATGCAACTTGGGCAAATCAGTTGGTTAATCAATTAGAATTAAATTTATCAACTACTAATTTAAGTTCATCTAAAGAGAGGTTTAATGTAACTAATGTTACTGATGATAGAACCTATGACGCAGACAGTACAACACTAGCAGAATTAGCAGATGTACTAGGTACACTAATAAATGATTTAAGAGCAAGAGGATTAATAGGATAATGGCAGTAGATGATAAAATATTAAGTGAACAAGATTTAGGTCTTAGTGGTATGGGTGGTTTAGGTAGCCTAAAATCAGAAGAAGGTATCCCTTATAAAACGTCTCAAGAAGTTGTACCACTATCAGAAGGTGGAGGATATTTTTACGGAACATCCGCAACCCCATCTCAAAGGTTTATATTTAGAAAAATAATGACAGACGCAGAGGGTAATCCTCAAAAGTTATTTGAAAACTTTAATACTTTAGATGATATTGAAAAACAATTTATAGCTGAATCTGACCAACGCAGAGAAGAATTAACCCCAGAAGAACTTTCTACTTTAGATTTATTAAAAGACGCAGGAATAATAACAGCTGTTGAAACAGGCAAACCAGCAGTTAAAGCAGGGCTACAAACTTTAGTAGAAGGTGGCACGATGGATGCAGCTAAGGATGCAGCTAAAGGTGCATTACCTTTTGTACAAAGTGATGCAGAAATTAGTAAGTCTATTACAGACCAGTTTACTTCTGATTATACTTTTGATGCTGGTGCTAGTGCTACAATAAGTGATACTCTAACTTCAGCACAAAAAGACCAACTTGTAAGAAGTGGTGATGCAACTAAAATTAAATTAAGAGATGGAAGCACAGGTTATGCTGTAGACCCTAATAGTGTATCAGGTAAAGACTTTATAAGTCAAGGTAGTACAACTTATAGTAATCTTCCTCCTGGTGCAGGTGTTTCATATAGTACTCCTGGAGGTAGTGCACCTAATGTTAATTCTCCTAATTACACTAGTGCTTATGAAACTCAAACAGCAATAGGTGGTGTTCCAACAACAGGAACATCAAGTTCAACAGGTGGATTTTTTAGTAAAGGTTCTGTTAAAGCTAGATATGACCAAGCTTTTAAAGCAGAGACTTTAGGGACTAATTTTGCTGTAGACTTTGCAGTAAACTTGGCTCTTGGTGATGGTAAGCCTAAAGAAAGAATAGAAGCAGCAGCAAAATCAGCAGCACTTTCAACTGCTGGTACAGCCATAGGTACAGCCATAGGTGGACCAGTAGGAGGTTTTATAGGTGGCACTATTGGTAGTGTTGTGGCGAGTGGTGGGAGTGTTATATGTAGCGAATTATATAGGCAAAGATTAATTACTAAAGAAGATTATTTTATAAACCTAAGATTTACAAGGTCGCATTTAATACCACAAAGAGGTTATAGCATTTTACAAGGATATTGGTTCATGGCTATACCTGTAGTAAAGATTATGCGTAAAAATAAAACAATGACAAGAATATGGAAGCACATCTTCCAAAAAAGAACCTCAGACCTAAAATGGAGATTAGGTAAAGGTAAATTTAATTTATTAGGTAGAGTGTATAGTTTAGTTTTTGAGAACACTTGTGCTGTACTTGGTAAATTTTGTAGTGAGCAAGATTATCAAATATTATATAAGGAGAAAGCTAATGGCTGAACAAGATATGAAAAAAGATATGCCTATGCCCAAGCCAACAATGCCAATGCCTCCTGAGGGTGCTAGAACTTTAAATGAAGCTATGCCTCCTGAGGGTGTTGATGTTATGAAAAGACCAGACCAATCTATACAGATGGTTCTACTTTCAAGGCTAGAAAGCATGTCACCAGAAGAACTAAAAGAATTAGATAGAGCAATAGACAGTAAAACTGCTAAAGTATTAATGAAATTACTACCAGAACTAGAGGAACTTATAAATAGATCTATGAGTGCTAAAGGTGGTGCACCTAAAGATGATATGGGTGCTCTTGGTGGTATGATGGGATGACTATAAGGTCTGCTAACCTTTTAGATACATCCGCATTAATATTAATGATTATGAAGATGCACACAGAATCAAAAGCTGATATACCACCTCTAAATGTTAGTAAAGTTAGTGATGCTGTTACTGGTGCTATAAAGACTGGGTTAGTATACGTTGCTCTTGAGAAAGAGAACTTAATAGGTTCTATAGGTGGGGTAGTATCTACTGATTGGTTCTCTGAAGAGAAGATTTTAGGTGATTTATGGTTTTATGTAGATGATAAACATAGATCCTCAAATACAGCAGTTAGACTAATAAAACAATTTATTTCTGCTGGTAAAAAAGCTAAAATAAAAATACGATTAGGACATATTTATTTTGGTGATATGGAACGTAAAGATGCTTTTTATAATAAGTTAGGTTTTAATTTAATAGGACAAATATATTCGGAGTAAAATATGGGTGGTTTTTGCACAACAGGAACTCAAACAATACCAACAGAAACAGATGTATTAAAAGGCACCGAGATACCAGAGTATGTATCTCAAGGTGGTCAATTATTATTTTCTGAAGCTGTAAACTTAGCTGAACAACCTTTAGCTACTTTTGAAGGTTCTAGGTTGCCAGTGTATGGTAAAGTAGACCCAACAACAGGACAGCCAGCAGAACTAACTTATGAAACAATAACAGACCCAGATACAGGTGAAGAAACTAGAAGGCTAACAACACCAACAACAGACTTATCTAAATTATCTCCAACAGAACAAATAGCACAACGCAAGTTATTAGACGCACCAGAAAGTTACGAAAGATTTATAACAGGAGGTCAAGGAACTCCTGGATTTGAAAATTTAATGGGTGATTTTTCAGCTAACATAGGCAACCTACAACCTACAGAGTTTGGTACAGCAGACGTTAATAAATACATGCCTACTTTTTTAACTTCTGTTGACCCAGCATTACAAGATGTATCGGATACATTTACAAGAAGAAGACAAGAGCTCGAAGGTACTATGGGTGGCAGTGCATATGGTAGTTCTAGAATGGGTGTTGAGTCTGCAGAGCTCGCAAGAGGTGAAGCAAGAGAGCGAGGAAGATTGCTCGCTGATGCTGGGGCAAGAGGTCTAGAATTTTCTGCTGCCCAAGCAGAACGAGACAAGAATCGTGAAGAAAGAATATTTGATGTAACTCAAACTGCCAGACTAACAGGAGCAAGATCCTATCAAGATATTGTACCTGTTGTACGTTCTATAAGAGAATCTGAGGTAGCTGGTGAGTTAGGTGTAGGTGAAGGTCAAAGAATGTTAGACACACAAGCCTTAGAACTAGCCTACAGAGATTTTGTTGAACAGAGAGAGTATCCTTTTAGTGCTTTGAACTTTGCTATAGGTGCATTGAAGGGTATACCTTTTGAAACTAGAGAGTTTGCTCTACAAAGAGGTGGTGAAGTAGTACAATCACCTAGTGTATATGGTCAAACTATCGGTGGTTTAGGCACATTGTATAGTGCTTATAAGATGTTGAGTTAATTATGGTAGATATAAGTAATACAAATAAATTAGGTGCTAGTGAAACAGACCCAAAAGATTTACCTAACAATTTAGGTACACTAGCTTTATTTCCTCAAGCTGCACAGTTTGCTGAAACTTTAGTTCCTAAAACTACTACTATATCTCCAGAAGAACAAGCCTTTTTATTCTTTACTAAAATGGCAGCAGAAGCATCTAAACCAGGAGCCACTGCTATAGGTGCTGCTGGTGAAGCTGGGCAAGATTTAGTTAAAACTAGAATAGCACAAAAAACCTTAGATAGTAAAAGAGCAGGTGATGTGGCGAGTGTTGCGAGTTCTATATTTAGTGCTATAAAGCCTAAAGTGGGAGCACCTAAGAGTGTTATAACTGATATAGCTAAAGATGTAACTACAAATAAACCTAAAGTAAATGATGCTGGTAAACAATTATATGTTTACACTAATTATGGTCCTAATGGTGAAATATTAGGAACTTTTGAAGCACCTAAGAGTGATGCTAGTACAACTGTTAACTTAGGTGGAGATGAAGCTGAAAAGATATTCGGTAAAAAGAAAGCTGAAGGTGTAATAAAATTTTATGAAGGTGCTGGTACTGGTGATACTTTTAAACCAGGAGTTCCAGGACAAGCAATAAAAGCAGTAGACAACTTAACTAAAATAGAAACGATTGAAGCTTTTTTATTAGACCCAGAGGTTCAAACAGGTTACGGACAGCAATCTATTAATAAAGGTAAGCAACTTTTAAATAGAATAGGTTTTGGTGATTTTAATGAGCAGGCAATAGGTAAAGCTCAATCTGCAGAAGCTTTAACTAGTCAAATGGTTTTAGAAAGTGTACAGCAAATGAAAGGTGCATTGTCTGATAAAGAACTAACATTCTTACAAGAAATGCAAGGATCTGTAGGCAATACTAAAATAGCTAACTATTTAATTTTACTAGGTGCTAAACATGGTTTAAGAAAAAATTTAGAGTGGAATGATTTCTTTAAAAAATTTAAAGAAGAAAGAAATCTTGACCCAGATGCTTCTCCATTAAGTATGGGCACTGATACTAAATCTAATTTAAAATTAGCTGAGACTCTTAGGTCTAAATGGGAAAATTATGTAGTAAAAGATAGAGACAATATGTACGAGTTTCTAAAAAAAGATGCAGATAAATTTGTTAATGATTTAGAAGCACAAGGTAAAAGTGATGATGAAATTGCTACAGCTTATCAAAATAAATATACTTTTATGGATAAAGGTAAAAGAGTCGACTCTTTACAATTAGTTGAGAGTATATTTAATAGGATTAATAGATAATGGATGAAGAAAGCTTATTAGATAGAATACAAAAAAAAGTTATGGGTTCTCCTGATAAGAGTAATGTAACCACTTTTGACCCAGATGAAGAGTTTAAAGAATTTACACCTAAAGAAGAAAAAGCTGATAGTTATTTAGAATTATTAAATAATAAATTTAGTGGTGCTGCAGATTTTATAAGTAAAGTCCCAGGACTTATAAAGCAACTACCACCAGCAATACGCAGAGCAACACTAGGCTTAGAAGTAGGTGAAGATGGAGTAGAAAGACCAAAGCAATTAGAATATGACTTCCCAGAAATTAGTGATGCGGAAGATCTAAGTTTTCTTGAAAGTTTAAATACAACTAATCAAAAAGCATTATTAACTTCAGACACTAATGAGAAAATAGACATATTAAATAAAGGCTATGCTGATGATGAAAGATTCGGTAGCGAAGGTAAAAGAACAGTCCAAGTAGATAAATTTGGTAATCCTATAATTGTGTGGAAAGGTAAGCCTTATTATTTAAATAAACCAGGATTTTCAGAAGTTGACTTTGATAGCTTACTTGCACAAACAATTTATTTTCTACCTGCTGTAGCTCAAAGAGATAAAAAATTAATGAATAGAATATTAACCACAGGTGCTAAAACTGGAGGATTAGAATTAGGCAGACAACTTCTTACTAAAAAAGATGGAATAGACAAAGGTGAATTAGCTACTACTGTTGGTGTTGGTGCTGCGACTGAAGCTTTGCCTTTTGGTAGGTTTACTAAATTTATTGCAGATAGAGTTAGAAAAAATGCAGAACAAATAGCAAAACTACCTGTTTATAGTGCTATACCAGCAGAAAAGCAACTTACTTCAGCTATACAAGGTCAACTAGTTGCACCTAAAGATACTACAACCATGGTTGATAAATTAAAAGTTTTAAATAAAACTAAAGGACAACGCACAGGTAAAGACAAAGATTTATTAATGGAAGATTTAATGCGTAACACTGAATTGTATGGTGTTAGGTCTCAAGAGTTATTAAAAGACTTTGACGCAGAACAACTACAAATTATAACTGATAATATAGATATATTGTTAAATAATATAGGTGCTGGTAAAGTTAAAGTTGGAGAAGGTAGTGCTGTAGATATCGGAGAACTTATAACTAAAGAGATACAAGACACTGCTTCACAATTAAAAAATTTAGGTAAAGAAGCATACAATGAAGCTAGTAAAATGGCACCTACGTTTTTATCTGGTCCTGGAGTTTTAGGTCTTGCGCAAAGTTTAAAACAAAATGCTACTAATTTTATGCAAGGTGGTCGGCAAGTTAAAATAGATGCCAGCAGACTTGAAAGAATGCCTATAGTTCAAAACAACATTAAATACTTAAATAGAATTATAAAAATATACAGCAACCCTAAAGCTAAATCAGTTAATTTTAATGCTATAGAAGATTTTAGAATTAGATTAAACTCTGATATAAAAGGAGCAACTCCAGGATCCCCAGAACAATTAGTTTTACAGCAAATGAAAAGAGGTCTGGACGATTACATGAATGAAGCTGTTGAAAATGGATTATTATTTGGTGATGATGAAGCTGTAAATTTAATTAAAAATGCTCGTAAATCTTACAAGGCTTATAAAGATTTTCAAATTGGTGCTGGTTCAGCAAAGAATCAAATGCCTAAAATTATTGATGGTAACAAGTCAGCTTTGGAAGTTACAAATATAATATTTGGTGGTGCTAATAAATTAAATGATAAAGGTTTAGGTATAGACATTATAAAAAGAATAATAAAAGCTGAAGGGCAAAATGGTCCAACTTCAGAGTTGCTTAAAAATGCTATACTGTTAAGAACTTTCTCAGACCCTAAAGGTGGTATAACTAGAGCAAAAATAGTAGGTAATTTTAAAGATAATTTTATTAAGAATAAAGAAATTACAAAGTTATTATTTACAGGAAAAGAAATACAAGGTTTAGATTTATTTGTTAAAGATGTAGCTAAAACTTTACCAGTTGAACAAAAGTTAAACCCTCCAGGATCTGGTTACACTGCTGTAAATGCTGCTCTGCAAAGAGGAATTATAAAACCTATATTAACTAAATTACCTATAATAAGGAATGTAACTGAAACTGTAGGTGAAGTTGCAGAAGGTTTAAGAGGTGGTGGTGCAGCTCAAGGAGTGATTGCCCAACCAGGAGATGATTTAAAAAACTTTTTAAATTTAATGTTTTCACCTATACGAGCACTACCTACAGCAGCAACCCCAGAAGGCACTATGGAAAGAGACATGGAACAAAAACCTGATGAAACAAGTCAATCTTCTAGCTTAAATAAAATAATGAGTAACCTAAAGCCTGACACTATGCAAAAGCTTCAATCGTTTATTTGAAGTACATAAAACTCTTCTGGTTCATTATATAACCATTCAGCTTTATAAATAGTAGTCTTACCTTTTTTAGATATTAGTTCTGTGGCTATGTAATCTTGGTGTTGTGGTTTGTAAAAACATTTATTTTCAGCTACTAACTGTAAGGCTAATAATTTAATGTCCCATTCTATAAATCGTACTATCATGTGCCAGTGTTCTGGTTTAGAGCAATAGTATCTTGTTGAGTCTTTAAATAAACCTTTTAGCACTCTTCTTGGTTCTTGGTCTGTCCAAGTTAATTCTGTGTAATCGCAATCTTTACTACAACGCATAATTTTTTTAGACTTTATATTCTCTGCTAAACTATAAGTTGTAAAAGTCAGTGCAAATATGAATAGCCAAATTATTCCACTTTTCTTCATCCATGCTCCCTTCATTAACCCAAACAGCTTTCATTAGAAGATATTCTCTTTTATAGCTTTTTGTTAAATCTTCTGCCCCATCAAATAATAATATTGTAGTATCAGCTTTTAATAATATCCAACATTTTCCTCTTTGAGATTTATAATCTTTTAACCAAATGTGTTGTTCTTGTTTTAAGCCTATATTTATTTTTTTATCAGGCTCAAAGCTTTTAACAAACTTTAATTCTATCCAACCAGAGTTGCCACTCTTTACAAAATGTATATCAGGCATACCCTTAGAAACTTTATTCTCTACCCTATACATTTTTATAGGTAGAATTCCTCTCATATAAGACCAAAAGTTTTTCTCACTCATTATCACCTCCTAGGAAAGAGCATTTAGGATCTTCATTAACCATATCAGCTAAAGACTTCTTTTTGCGTAAAGCTTTTATTATATAAGTATCTAATGTGTTATTAGCTTCAATGTCTATATAAGTAACATTGCTGGTTGTACCTATTCTATGACATCTATCTTCAGACTGTAAACGCATCTCTAAATCAAAACTATTAGAGTAATACACAGCATATTGTGCAGCAGTAAGGTTTAAACCTAATCCACCAGCTTGAGCATGTCCTATAAAGTATTTTATCTGTGGATTTTCTTGAAATAGCTTTATATTGGTCGCTCGTTGGTCATTAGGTATATCTCCATAGTATAACACACAAGAACCCTTTAACATGTTGTGTATGGCCATTATATCAGCTCGAAATCGACACCAGATGATTGTTTTTTGGTCAATTACACTTAAAACGTCTGATAATGCTTTTAGGCGAGGATTATTTTCTTCTATGGGTTTTAAGTCTTTATCATAAGGAAACCAATTACAAACTACTTGTTGTAATCGTAACATTCTAGTTATAGTTTCAGGTACAGAAACTTCTTCTCCATTAAGTTCGGCTACAAATTGCTCTTTTAGTGAAGTGTATAATCTTTTTTGTTCTTTTGATAATTCATATTTATGTCTTTGATATATTTTAGGTGGTAGGTCTAGGCATTCTGATTTTAATACTCTGAATGAATGACCTTTAATGCTATGTATTAATTCATCAGTGTTTCTGTAACCTACTATCCATCTACGACCTTCATGCTCCCTAGTTATACAGTAGTTAGCTTTAAAGGTATAAAAGCTATCGTATCCTAATATGTAAGGATCTAAAAAAGTAAATTGTGCGTATAGATCTTCTACACCTTTTGTTACTGGTGTGCCTGTTAGTATTCTTTTATATTTAGCTAGTTTACCTAGCTTAGTTACAACTTTAGTTCTGTTGGCTCCAGGAGTTTTAATCCTAGAACTTTCATCAACCACTAATAATGTCTCATGTGAGAGTAATATTTTTTCTAAATAATCCTTAGACTTTTTAGATACAAAAGATTCAATATTAAAAGCAAAAACTTTTAAGATCTCTTTTTTAGCTATTAGTGCATTGAACTTTGTTTCATGGTTCTTATTCATACCAGAGTAATAATGTATACTCTCATGTATGCACCAATCAGGCATATGGTCTGGTAATTGTTTATCTAACCATTGGTTATGTACACCATTAGGTGCTATAATGACTAGGCAGTTAATTCTACTTTTACTGTATAAGTATGCAGCAGTGTCTATGGCAACTTTTGTTTTACCTGTACCTTGTTCCATGAACAAGCCGAAGTTGTCTTTATCTCTACTTAGGTAAAATGCTTTCCTTTGATGTTCGTAAGGTTTAGTCTTGAACATAAAGTCATCCGTATCAGGAGTAGTAAAGTTACGAGTATCAGTAGCACTTTTAACTACATCACTATATTGTTCTAAAAATACTAAAGCATCATTATCCCAATCAGCTGATGGCCAATGCTTTTTAACATACTCAATATTAGCACCTGTTGGGCTAAATGCTACATGCCTACCAACCCACTTTCTAAATCCTGGTAGGTTGGTAAACAATTGCATATTCTCTGAAGTTAAAGGAAACTTAGCTAATAAAAATTTACCTTGAACATTTATTTGCAAATTTAATCTCCCTTAGTTTATCTAATACTTTTGACCAATAGTTGTAAGCCCAAGTATCTCTTTTTAGATAGGTGAGGTGTTTCCTCACCCTTTCTATTAGTTTATCTATTTGTCCCATTCTACATGCCCTTTCTTTACATCCCAAGTTAAGTCTTTAGCCCTACCACCTTTTTTAATAAAGGCTTCATATTGAATACCATCAGGATTATCTAAAATTATTTGCATAGAGTGCCAACCGAATGTATTAACTTTTCTAGGATTATCTTTTACTTTAGGATATATCATAGTAAAGCTTTTTTCTAGAACTCTTTTAAATTGTCTTTTAGGTAGTATCTCAATAACTGATACTACTTTTTTATTCTTACCCCAGAACTCGTGAATAGGTTGACTACCACCTTGGTCTATGACCCAGCCACCCTTTACAACTTGTACATGACGAGTGGTAGTGATGATATAGGTTGAAGTAAAGTTACAACTCCACTTTACATACTTTTGTAAACTTACAGGATAATATTCAAAATTTAATTTGCTACGTTTTGTAAGTCTACCATTTATAGTTATATTTTCCCATGTTTTATGCTCTCTAAACTTAGCATTTAATTTATGTAACACTAACATTCTTTCACCATCATAAGTGCTACCCTTCCACTTATTAGATTTTTTACCAACTCTTTTATGTAACTCCCATGACTGTTTAAAAGTTATTCCCATGGCTATAGCTATAGCAGTCACACCACAATTAGGACCACCACGCTGGTCATCAGGATTTACAAAGCCTTCAGGTTTTTCATTAATAATTTTTTTCATTTTATTCCTTTCTCAATTTATATATTTATTATCTCTTATTTGAGCAGATAAGTAAACAATAATCGTCCCCCATGGAGACTAATTAAAGTCCCCAATTATCACGACATATTGGACCCATGCCCAAATCAATACTAACTTTATTAGTTAGAGTTCTGCTACACATACAACATCTGCCTAATCTCTGACCATATTCTTTAGCCATTTTAAATGGATCTTTAGCTATATCATATAATCTGTTAACAGTATTTTCATCAGCTGTTGATGAATGGTAAAAAATATTCTCAACAATTTTACCTTGATAATAATTGTAGCCACCTTTTTTAATAGCCACATACACAGCACCAGCATTAGCACTCTCTGGTTTAGCTAATGATAAAATAAGGTCATCAAATTTAACAATAGGTCTTTTTAAATTATTACCCACAGCATCATCAAACATTTTATGTATTCTTGATAAAGGAGCAGTATCACCAAATTTATCAGCAAGGTGCTCAGACTTACACTTTTGCTCTTGCTTATGTTTTTTATTTTGCTCCATTTTAATAAACATTGTATTAGCAGCAAACTTTTGCTTATCAGATAAAAAGCCTTTGGTGTTGATTTGCTCTACTAAACTTTTAGCAAAATCATTCCATGAAGTCATACTTAATAACTTTTCAAAAAGTTTTACATTTTCTTGGTTGTTATTGTTATCAGTAAATTGGTCTTTATAAAATTTATATTGTGTCATTTTTTATTCCTTTCTCAGTATATACCTATAGTATCGTTTATTTGAGCAGAAAAGTAAACAAAAATCGTCTCCCGCAAATGCCTATAAAACCAACCTTTTTAAAAAAAGTTTTAAGTTAATTTTCTCCACTTGTCTACATACACTTTTCTAAAGCCTTTTTTAACAAGACCTTTTACTAAATACCAATCACCTATTTTACCCTCTTCAACTATCTGTTTACCTATGCGAGTATATTTAAATCTATCAATGGTACTTATAATTGGACCAGTGTCATCTTCAAAAGTTAAGTTTAACCATAAATGATTTCTATCAACTCTACGTCCACCTCTTTTAGCTAAGTTGACTGTCTCGTTCATATCTCGTAAGTTTTTCTCTGTTAACTTGCCGAAGAATACAAATCTTCCTGGTCGGTCTGCATCTAGTTCAGATATGTCAGTAATGTCTGAAACTATGCCATGCTTCTCTGGTTCTTTTTTAATATGGCCAAACCTTCTCTCACATTCAAATATATCATCATATGGAGTAGTGCCTTCATTTAAAAGTTTTTCTTGTCTTGGGGTAAGGTTTATTTTTTCAATGCGTCTATTAATAATATCTTCAGCAACTTTTAATCCTACACCTTTTATATTTGTTAGCCCACCTATTAGTTTACCTTCTTGTACAGACCAATTTAGTTGAGATAAAAATTTATCAAAAGGTCTATACTCAAAACCTTCCTTAACTAATTCTCTTAATAATTTTATCCCTTGAGTTTCATCCCTAACATTTCGCAAACATGCAGCAGCAAACTCAAGAGGAAACTTAGACTTAAGAACACAACACCAATAAGAAAGTAAACCATAACTAATAGCATGAGACCTATTAAAAGCCCAAGACCCCATAGTGTTGATATTATCCCATATCCTTTTTGCATCAGCTTCTTCAAGACCATTTTCCTTTGCTCCTATTTTAAACCTTTCCCAATATTGGTCAAAGAACTCTTGACCTAATGATTTGCTCATGGCTTTACGCAGTTGTGATATATCTTCCCAAGATAGCTTACCTACATGACGACCTATTTCCATAACTTGTTCTTGGTATACAACTATGCCATAAGTTATTTCAGTTATATCTTTTACTATTGGGTGAAGATACTCTACTGGTTTTGCTCCTGTGTGCCTACTTATATATTGAGTAGTTCCTCCAGAAACTAATGGACCAGGACGACCCAAAGCAGTCAGAGCAGCAATCTCTTCAAACTTATAAACTTTCATTTGTCTAGTTAAAGACTGTAGAGCATAACCCTCAAACTGAAATATACCAGAATACTTTTCATCATTTAAAACTTTAAAAGCTAGTTTATCATCTAATGGATAGTCTACTAATTTTTGTCGTTCCCATTTGACTTGGTCTAATACATCTTGAAGAACTGATAGAGTTCGTAAACCTAAAGCATCTATTTTAAGTAGGTTTAATTTTTCTGCATCATATTTATCAACTTGTAAGGCTTGGGTTTGTTCATTGAAAGAACAATATTTATTAACAGCATTTTCAGTAACAACTATACCAGCAGCATGTACCCCATTGTGCCTAGCATGAAACTCCATTTGTGAAGCTATGCGCATTTGAGGATACTTTTTTAATATTTCTCTACCGATATCTAAATCATTAAATGTATCCATAATACAAAAAGCAGCACGAGCATCACCACCACTCCTTTCAATAATAGCACCTTTTAAATCATTAACTTCCCATTGTGGTATATTTAATTCTTTAGCTACTTCAGTGATAGTGCTTTTAGCTTTATATCTACTTATTGTACCTAGCTTAGCAACATTAGCATTACCATACTTTTCTCTCAGATAATCATATACCATATCTCTTCTATCATCTTGAAAATCTATATCAATATCTGGTAAGTCTGCTCTGTTAAGATCTATAAATCTTTCAAATAATAAATTATGTACCAGTGGGTCAACATCAGTAATGCCTAACAAATAACAAACTAAAGACCCAGCACTACTACCTCTAGCTGGTCCAACTAGCATATGTTCCTTAGCATAGTTAACCATATCAGCTATAACAAAAAAGTAATCCTCATACTTTTTATTATCTATTAAACCTAATTCATAAACCAATCTATCATAGTATTTTTTGTCTTTTAGGTTGATGTTTAATTTAGTGGCACCTTCTTGGCAAAGTTGTAATAATGTCTTTTTACTGTTAAACTTAACCATATTGGCTTGTTTTAATGTCGCTACGCACACTTTAGCTATTGAATAGGTATTATCTATTGCCTCTTTTGGAGCCCAATTTACACAATCTTTATATTCCCACTCGTTTAAAATATGCATAGGTTTTGTTCTATCTGTTCTGTTTCTACCTACTAAAACCTGATAAACTTTTCTATCGGATATGGTTGGGTAGTAATTATCGCTGGTAGCTACTAATGGGAACTTTTTAGTTAAACAACTCTTATCACTTATAGGGCTACATTCAGCAAATATGTTTTCATTAGCTTTAGGTAACAATCCCCAATTAGGATTAGGACCACTAAATATTATAACATTATCACTCACATCAAATAATTGTGTATAGTCTAATCTAGGCACATAGTAGAAATTTTCTTTCTTTAATGATTCAGAGTTTAACCTATATATCTCTTCAAGACCTTTATTGTTCTTAGCTAAAAATGTCATATAATTGATAGGTTGTTTTGTACGTTCTTTACTATCTTCAACAAAACCTATCTCAACTCCGTAGATTGGTTTTTTGCAGATCTTCGAAAATGGCACATGTCCCCATGTACTGTTATCTGTTATAGCTACAGTATCATTATTACAAGTCTCTATAACTTTATTAAGTGGACCATAAGCTTTACGGAAAGAATATTCTGTGCGTACTTTTAAATTAATCATTTAAGTGTCCTTCTTTTTTATACCATTTTAAAACTTCAATAGTAGCCTTAACATCGTCTATGGCTCTGTGAGCACCTTTGTGTTCCTTACCTGTTACCTCTAAATAGATGTCTGTAAGCTTTCTTTTTATACCCCAAACTTTTTCTCCTACTTCTATTGTACATAAATGTTTAGGTGGCCATGGGAACTTTATCAACTTATCAATTCTAATTAAATTATACTTTAACACATTGGAATCAAAAGGTAAGTTGTGTGCAGCTAAAACTTTTTCTCCTATAAAAAATTCTACTAACTTATCATAGTAAGCTATGAAGGGTGGTTGGTCTTTTAGGTCTTCATTTTTAATACCTGTTATTTTAGTTATCTTGGGTGATAGTTCTTGGTTGGGATTAACTAAGAACCCCAACTCCTCTTTTACATTTAAATCTTTATCTAACTTAACAGCACCGAACTCTATTATATAAGGTTGCTGTTTTATATCTACTGCATCTGGCATAACTAAGCCAGTAGTTTCAAGATCCATTACTATCATCAATATCCTCCAAAATAAATGAATAAACTCCTAAGTCATGTATTGAGTCTTGGTGCTTGTCTGACCATTGATTACAGTACCTAATTAATTTAGTTACCATCATGTTTACTGCACCTAGCCTATTCCAATCTTCTACTGAATTACATTTTAAACCATTAGGGAAAAGACTTTTCATAACCTCCCCATGTATCATGTAAGAGTGTCCATATCTTTTACCTTTATACTCTGCAGTCTTTAGAGCTGTTTTAATTTTATCAGCGAGCATCTTCATCTCCTTCTAATTTAAGTTGAGCAATCTCGTCTTGAAGTTCATGACAAGTATCCATGAGTTGTTCTATTTTAGCTTCATGGTCTTCATAATTATTTATTATATCTTCAAGCTTATCTCTCAAAGTAGGTCTCACATCTAATATACGAGCAACAGGCTCTCTATCTAATTCAATATTATTATTTATTATTCTTAGTTCCATTTAATAATCTCCTTTGTTTACTTGTAGACAAGTTAAGCCTAAGTCTTCTCTGTACATTTGTACTACATCATCTCTATCTTCTAATACAAACCAAACTCTTTTAGGATTAACATATTCTTTTACAATTTTTAATTTAACATCCGCATCAGAGTTTTTATCCCCATCATTACGCATTAATAAATTATCATAAGGTATTTCATTTAATCTTAGCCAGTGTTGAGTTATCTTCTTCCACTTTTTCTCTCTGGCTGTAATTAAATAAATTTTAGTTTCTGCATCTTTTAGATTCCTTACAATATTAGCTATATCTTCAATACAACCAGATGTTGTTGACCGAGCATTAAACTCATCATAATCTTTTTCAGTGAGTTCATCTTTTTCTAATATTTTAGCCCTGTCACCTATAGTAGCTAATGTACCATCAATATCGCATAATATAATTCTTTTCATATTACACCTTTTTGTTTAATGGTTTAGCCATTGAAGGAGCAGACCACTCTTTTGGAGTTAAAAATGGTTCTGCCCAATCATGTACTTTAATAACTTCAGCTACCATAAGCTTGAAGACCTCTCTGTATTCACCTTGTGCTCTTGGGCTTAATCTAGACTTAGCCATTTCATGCAAAGTTCTTAAATTAAATTTAGCTACGATATTAGTGTGAATATTTGTAGGCAATATACCTCTAGCATCTTCTGCATTTACTCCTGAGTTTCTTAACTTTTGATAATACTCATTTATAGTTTTCATAGCTTCATCATAATGATGTTTACCTGCTGGGTACTTTTCTATTTCTTCAGGTACAAAATAACCGAAGCCTTGCATATCCACTGTACGTTGTGATTGTTGTGCGTAGCTACCTTGTCTTGTGCGTACAAACTGATGAGTAAAGCCACGAGTAACTTCTCTAATATCAAATACATAATCAACAAACTCCCATGATGATTTTATAGTATTTAGCATATAATCCAGTTCAGCTTGTTTTTTATCTTCTGGCCAATCTTTAATTTTAGCATACGCATCATCTTCATTCATTAACCTAGTATTCTTAGTAAACAATAAAAGGTTTTTAGCATCGCTAGTATAATTTATTAATTTAACCTTCATTGTCTAACTCCTCTATCAACTCATTGGTAAACTGATGAGGAACAGCCAACATTACATAAGCCTCAAAATTACTACCACTCTTTTTAATATTAACTTTAACTCTTTCAAAGTTTTCAATACGCATATTAATAGTTTCAATAAAAGCTACTTCAGTATTTTGAGCTGAACCTCTTGATAAATAATATTTTGATTTGCCTTTTACTTCACTAGCTATCATATCAGCTGCTGTACGTTTTGCTGCCATTGTTGCCATATCTAAGGCAAGTTGTTTATGTTTAGATTTACCATACCCACTGACTACAGTGCTACCTTCTACTGTTGGTGGGTCAATGTACCATATTGGGTCAGGAGAGTTAAAGTTATAAGAACACCCTCCTAAAAATTTTATTACTATGACAAATATTACAATGCCTATAAATAATTTTATGTATTCTCTCATATTATATTCCTTTCTTACTGTGTAGTTGAATTAAATAATTATCACCAATCATATTATCAATAACATTTATATCATCAACAATATCATCAAGCAATAACTGCCTCCATGTAGCAAACCTACCCACAGAAAAAATATTATACTTTTGTGTTAAATACAAAATAAATTCTTTACGAACTTTTTCTTCTATTGGTAAAAGTTTACCATACTTCATCTCAGACACTGTTATGTATTTTAACTCATATGGCTTTACACCAAAATCATCTTTTAAAAAACTAAAAATATCTGAGCCGTCTTTTGTTGGTCTAGAAATGTACTCTGCCATAACTACATTACCAGTTATTGATACTCTGTAGCAATCTGTTATATCACTAGGATAATAAACAGTCTGATACAAAGATGTTTTAGGATTAGTTATAACAGCCCTTTTAGACCAAATAGTCTTAAACTTAAAATCAGGTTTATTTGGCCAACTAATTATCTTCATCATAGTCGGCATAGGTATTGTGGATAAAATAGGTTCTCTAAAATTGTTACAAGCTTCATAATTTAAAATTTCATTATACTCAATATTTAAACTATTAGCCATTAAGCTTATAAATTTTAAAGGTGCTATGTATCTGTGTACTGGTTCAAGATTACTAATAGACCTATCATAATAAGCACCTGTTACTTTTAAAGAATATTTATTGCTTAAAAATAAATCAGGTTTAGTAATCAACCTATCTTCATACTTTATAGCCTTACTAACTTTTACCTTTTTAAAAGGGATACCAGTGGCTATAGCTACCTTATCAGACCTAAACCTTAACAATGCGTCATGGTTGTTGGGTAATGAAGGTTGTCCTTCTTTTATAGTTGGATTATATCTGCGTAACATATTAGCAGTTAACAGACCACCCATACCTGCACCATAGATAATCATCTCTTGAACCTAATTCTGCCTTTTGCTAGATCCCATGCTAGGTCTTGACGTCTACCACCTTTAGCTATAAAATCTTCATATGTTAACCCTTTATTTTTAATAACAATATCTAAAGAACTAAAGCCATGACTTTCTCTACGTCTTGGGTTTACAATTAAGTCTGTGGTAAGCTTTCTGCCTTTAAAAAATGACTTACGTCCTCGAGTTTCTTCACCATTTAAACTTCTATTAGACTTAGGTTTTTTATTAGTAGGTTCTGGGTCAAGCTTACGGATGATACCTTCAGTTCTTAGTTTTTCAAAAAGATTCATTAGTCGCTCTGCTCCAGTCCTGCGGTCAGCGAATCTTCTAACCCTTTTAACTTTTGTTCTATCGGTATAACTATTATAAAGTTCTACCATATCATCAGAAGTTATTGTACTGTAATTATCAATTAGGTCGTTTATGTTTCTAATTAATATACCTGATTTAGCGTCGTCTTTAGCTTGAGTTATTGTATCAAAACAAGCCACAGTGCTAAGTTGATTCTTACTATACTTTTTTAAAAATAATTTATATATCGCCATTATCTGCTCCTTCCTCTTCTTTAAGTTTTGATAAAATATTATCTTGTGAAGTTAAAAAACTTTGTACCATGTTCAACATACGTTCTTGTTGTGCCATAGCTTTTACAGTATAATCTATATATTCATAATAATCTTTTTTTAATAGATCGTACTTTTCTTGTGTTGTTATTTCAGCTACATCTATAGCCTCAATATATTTTTTTACATAATGCATAATTTATTCCTTTCTCAATATTGTTAGTATTATTTAAAATCATTTTAATTACAACATTTATTTTACGTCAGTTAAAATCAAAGTGTTTCAAAGTTCTTGGTTGTACGATGTATAATTTATTTTTCGCCCTAGTTATAGCCACATACCAAACTCGTAACTCTTCATCACTATAAATATTATCAAAACTTTTTTTGCCCATATCTGTCAATAATAATACATTATCAGCTTCACCACCTTTAATTTGATGGATGGTACTAATTATTATTTTAGGCTTATCACTAAACTTTTCTCCATTGCGTAAACATGCTCTTAAATATTCTCTATCTTGAAGTGGGATTAATTTTAAAACTTTAAGCCATGATTGTTTTAACATATCTTTAGGTAAACCGATATCATTAACTCCATAAGTTTCGAGATCTTCTAATTTGTGTTTTATTGGAATAAATTTTAAAACATTTTTAGCTTCACTTATAGATAGCTTATTACCTTTGCGTAAACTTTCCCAAGATACTATAGCTTTAGTTATATCTGTACTTAGGGAACTATTGTTATGTATGATGTAACCTCTGCCTTGTTGTATGGCTACTTGTTTACATCGGTTGAGTAAATACTTTGACCTAGCTAATAAAAGCCAATCACCTTTTAAATTAATTTCTTGTTCACTAGCCACCCACTCAACTGCACCTTCATATTCTCTAGGGTGCCAAGTTTTAGAATATCTCTTTTTTATTCTTTTTAATATTTTATTAGCTAAGTGATGAATGGTTGATGGTATTCTATAAGATTGTGGTAGGACTATCTTGTTCCCTTTTAAAGATAAAAATTTATTAACATCAGCACCAGCCCATCCAAAAATAGCTTGGTCATCGTCACCTGCTATAAAAACTTTTTTTGCAGACTTGGCTAACCTTATACCTAGCTTGTATTGCAAAGAAGATAAATCTTGTGCCTCATCAAATATACAAACATCAACAGGTAGTGTGCCTTCATACTTTTCTAACATATCAGTAAAATCAAATAACCCAAACTCATGTTTATATTTTTTTAAAGTTTGTTTGTATTGTTCTACCGCATGATATGTTAAATCTGTTACATTAGATAATTCAAATTGTTGCTCAGTTGTGCGCATTGTCATCCTAGCTAGTGCATCTATTCTAGCACATTTATCTCCAAGACCATCGCCCACAGGTAACATTGTAACCTCGTCATAAATACCTTTAAAAGTTAAACCCATAGCCCTACCAAATTTTTTATAATGACTAGGTGTCATAACTTCATCAGACCTCAACCCTAATTGTTTAAAAGCTAAAGAGTGTATTGTTCTAAAGAATGGCATTCTATCTTCATCAAACCCAAACCTAGCTATGGCACGTTCTATGGCTTCATTTGCAGCTTTACGAGTAAAAGCTAAAAATGCAATACGTTCCGGAGGTATACCACTCTCAATAGCTTCATCCACTATATTTAATAGAGCAGTAGTTTTACCAGTTCCAGGAGGACCAAGTATTATATTAACCCTGTGTGAAGTCTTTAATTTTACCATTGCGTATTTTTTCCAATATTATTTTAGCAGTGCTAACCCAACCGAAGTCATCAGTTTTGAATGTACCATTTTCTAAAATAGTTTCTAAAGCCATAAATAATTCAGCTATATCGTCGTCTGTTAAATCTTCTCTAACTCTACGGAACAGTTCTACATTTTCATGCTTGTTCTGCCAGTTAGTTAATCTCCATGATTCAATTGGTGGTATTGTCATTTAAAAATCCTCCTGTATTGTTGATGGTAAGTCTAGGTCTTCTTCTTCATAAAACTCTGGTGCTGTAACGGACCAGACCTTGACAGGTTTACCTTTTATTTTAAAAGTTTTACGTTCTGCTCCTGCATCTCTAAGCCAAGACCATATTTGATGTTGGTTAGAATATTTGTACCTTCTAGTTTCTAAGTAGATGAAAAGATCTTCAGATCTAAAAAATACTCTTTTAGTTTCTATATCATGATAAGGTTTACCATTCATTATTTCATCTCTATGACGAGCCTGCACCTTACCAGTTAAGAATGTATCTAAGAATCTTTCAAACTGACCTTTAGGTGAAGCATCATCAGGATCTTGTACAATCTCTACTACTTCAAGTAATTCATTTATACGATGCTCCCACCTTTGAGCAGGCATAGTGGATGGGCATTTGTTTAATCTTTCTACACAAAGTTTTTGTAACTTGCGTTGGTCTAATAATTGGTCGGTGTTTGTTTCAATACGTTCCCCACCTATTTCAATATACCATCGTACAGATTCTTTATTTGTAGTTTCATATTTAGTAATACTATCTATTTCAATACTAGCCCCAGACATATTAGACCCAACCCCAAACTTACGTTTAATACATTTAACTCTTTCACAATAGTTACAGATGGGTGCTTGTTTGCAGGTATATTCATAATCCTTTTTAGCTACACCTTTAACTATGCCACTAACCTCTGAAGCTGATAGGGGAGGTTTAACATATTCATAGTTATGCTTCATGACGTCTTCTTGCCAATCGTCTGGGTTCTTTTTTCTATAGTAAACTCCTATATTAAATAAGGACACATTCCTAGTACCCTCAGGAAAGCCCATAGTAGATAAATGTTGTAAGCATGGTGGACCATCTTCAAACATATCTATGAGTCTTGGTTGATAGGATTGTAATTTTTCTAAGGTTGTTGTTTTACTTTCTGCATAATCTAAAAATTCTTTTAGCGATAATTTTTTACCATCTTTAATAGCATATCGCTCTGAGTTCTCGCCACCATGATAACATAAGTTAATCCAATTACCTCTATCACGTTCATTGGCTCGATTAGTTTGTTTAGGAAATATCTCTACACCACCATAGCCTAATTGTGCTGCGAACTCATTTAGCTTACTTACTACCTTAGTAGCTTTGACTGGTGGGTCTAAGAATAAATAAAGATGGGCTCCTCCACTTTTACTACGGCACAGAACTAATGGGGTATCTTTTATTCTTTTTTCAAGATCTTCTAATTTTTCATTTAAAGTTATAGCACCTTTAATATCTATATCAATCGCTCCAAAGCTACATGTATTATCACTCTTTAACATTATAATACCTAATATATAGTCTTCACCATTGAGGTGGTCTTGATAATTTTTAATGGTGGGAGGTTCGGATATAGTTAAAGCCCTGCCAGATAACTTACCTTCAGCTGACTTGTTGAATACTTTATATTGACCATAAGCATGTTCATAGCCACTAAAGAGTTTCATAAACCTTTTAATGTTATCTGGCACGAGCTCTTCCTCTACATTACGTCAGAGTCATTATCATCATCTTTAGAATCTTCTGGGGCAACTTTTACATCGCCTGACTTAATTTGGTCTCTGAAGGCTCTAGCTGATAAATAGATTTGGTCACCATTTTTAAGTTGCTTCATGATGCCTCCACTATCACTATCAAACATAGGCTCAACATCCCAACCAAACCATTCACCTTTATCATTACTCATAGGCACAGTCTTTAACTTATAAGCATTATAAAAGATAGCAGGATTAAACACCCCATTACCATCAGGCTTAGGAACTTGTAGAGCAGCAGTCATACTATTCCATCTACGAGCAACCTTTAACATACTACTTGTCATAGATATTAAAGCTTGAGTAGTGGCTCCTGTTTTTTCATCATACAAGTACACAAAGTACTCTGCTGTAGTTACTACTTCATTACCCTCAGTGGTGATGTCTTTCATTGAACCTTGAGGCTTCTCACACATCTCAAGGATACTGCTATTAGTGCCATGGTCTTTAACTAAACCACCACCAGCATCTCTAGGCTTCCACTCAATGTACTTTCTATTATAGTTAACTGGGATTACTGTTACACCCTTTTCTCCACTATAGATATCTTTAGTTACTGAGTTCATAATATCCCCAACCTCAGCACCTTCAATATACTTACCATCCCTTTTATTAACTTGTGGGGAATTAGTTTGTAAGACTTGAAGTCTGGGTATCATGTAGTCTTCGTTGGTCATACCTTCTTGACCGACACTAGCATCTTCCATTAGCATAGCTGGGTCAATTGTTGATACTGTAGTATCATTCTTTTTTTGTACTGCTTTCACCATATTAATTACTCCTTTTTATAACGGCACGATGGCCAGTGAAAATTTTAAAAACGTCATAGGGAACTTCTTTACCATTGGCTATTTGTTCTTTGAGCCAAGAGTTAAGTCTCCTAGGATTTACTTCAGACTTGTTAGCAAAGTCTAATTCTTTATCATTTAATATCTTTTCAAATTCTAAAGCCTTAGTATCTTCACCAGTTTGAAACTGAACTACATAGTTGTTACTAATTAAAGACTCAGCCTTATTACTTCTAAGGTAAGTGTAACAGCTATCTTTACGTTGTACGAGTTCCTGCTTGAGTTCACCTTTGGCTCTATCTATGGCACCATTACTCGGTGTACTACCAGAAACTACATCATTCACTGAAACCTTTGTACCATCATTTAACTTAAACTCTTTTACGTTAAGGTTGTTCATTAACTCTGGTAAGTCTATTTCAGAAACTTGTCGTAAGTTCTGCTTCGCTAGTTTGAGTTGTTCTTCAAGACGGATTACCTCATCTTCGAGTTGGATCTGTCTTTCAGCTAACTCACTACATGCACCTATTTCATTGGATGAAGGTGCTACATCCTCTAGCAAGTTTATTTTAGTCATGCTTTATTTCCTTTCTAAATTCCAAGGTGGTCGGCATGTACCAGCCAGCTCTTCTATCCCTATCACCTTGCTCGATGTTACGTTCCCATCTGAGAACATTAATGATTGGAGATACTTCTGCAGCCAAAGCTGATACTATCATCACTGCTATTGGATCTCCACCTCCTGCCCAAAGTATATAGTCATTGGGACTGAAGTCTTTTAATAACCTACGAGCTTTCAAGATGGATGGTCCTGTTAAGAACTGAGGCTTTTCATTAGGCTCAAATATAACCTTCATTGAACCATAACGAGTAGCATCTGTTAAATCAGGAGTCCATCCAAATTTATTCTCTCGTGGTCGTTGTACTAAGTAGACTGTTGCCATGGATCTGTTTCTTTTATCTTATCATAATTGTTAGGTGATACATCTAAATAGAGTTTTGTAAAATCCTGCTTGGTTGAACTTTTAGTCCACTTAAAGTTTTTAGGATCTTTTGGGCTCATTATAATTAACCTAAACTCATCATTATTATGAGGCATTGCAAAAGTAACAGGGTACACCATGTCGTCTTTTAAATTATCTATGTAGCCTTCTTTGATGTTTCTATTACGACCTACTTTTATAGATTCATCATTAAAGTCTTTTAATTGTTGCTTAGTTAAATATTGCATAGTTAATTCCTTTCTCAATAATATTGTTATACTATATATAGAAAATAATTTAAAGTAAAATATTTTTTTCCTAGGATCTGGGGTAACTTGGTAACTGCGGTAACTTAATCTCTGTAAGCCTTAGTTAGTAAGGATTATATCTGGGTAACCAGAGTAAGAATCTGTTGGTAACTTTTTTAATACTTTGGTAACTTTAGGCTTTACTTATTTGAACAGATGGCGTATAACATAGTTATAACTGAGAAAGGAATAAATTATGATAGTACAATATGATTATAAAGGCGAACCAATTCAAACTTTTAGAAGAACTTTTGAACATAGAAAAAAGTACACTGGTAATGAGCCTACTAAATGGGAACACTTTAAGGATGACTTCAATCAAATCAGAAAACATTTTGAAACTGGTCGTTGTAGATTTTATAATGATGATGAGAAAAAAGTTTATGTTCACTCTAGAAAGATAGTAGACCATGTAGAGAAATATGGTGAAGAACCTATGGACGTTTGCTTAAGTGATGTTTGGGATTTAAGTGATTTAGTTAGTTTTGTTTTAAAAACTTTAGAACATAGAAAGTCTCCTGTTCATTATAACTATGCTAACCATATGGGTTGGACTGATGTTAACCCTTGGGAGGTTACTATGATAGTTAGTGAGAAGACTATTGAAGTTAAAGAGATGACTGCTACTAAAGATGATTCTGTTAAACTTAAATGGGTAGCTGGAGGGTTTGCTGGTCATTGCGTTAATCAAAGAGACCAAGAATGGTTTATAGAATCTAATCCTAATGGTGCAAGAAAAAGAATCCGTAGAAGAAAAGATGGATTCTGGTATGATAAATATAACAACAGATTTGTATTATCATTTGAACCACATAAGTTTTACGACTATAACTTTTAATAATTATTTTCATAATAATAAAGGGCTACTTACTCCTTAATTCTTACTCCAATCAAGTAGCCCTTTTTATTTTTTCTTTTGTTGTTTATTTTTTAGAACTTGTTTAGCTTTCTTTGCAATTTTAACTACTTCATTCTTGCCCATAACTTTTGCCCTTTGTTCCATTACAGTTAAGATTTGAATCTTTCTTGCATATGGTTTAGAAATCTTTTTAACTTTCTTTACAGTTTCTCTGGCATCAGATGGAGTAGCAAATTTTATTTTTACAGTATCTTTAGGATTCTCATCTGTATATAATCTTCTTGAAGACCCTTTAGGTTTTCTACCTGTACCAACTTTAGGATCTTTCTTTTTTCTTTTTGTAATTTTATTTGCCATAATATTTTAGCCGAAGCAGTAAACTAAACACAACATATAGTAATTTATCCCCAAATTATCATAACAATTGTTATTAATGGTTTTAAAAAATACTTCGGCTAAAAATAATTATCTTATTCCAATAAATAAAAATAAAGTGTTAATTAAGTTATTAATCAAATAATTCTGCACATATAAATTAAAAGTGTTGATTTTCATAAGTTATTTTTTATTTTAATTAGGAATTGCAACATTTATGCGAGGATAAAGTGTCGGAAGAAAATACAGAAAATAAAAGAAAAAGAGGAAGACCACCAAAGCCACCAGAACCAAAGGTTCAAGTGCAAAGACCAATTAAAAATGGACCACACAATAAATTCAATGGATCTTTTAAATCTGTAGAGCCATTAGGCACAGAAAAGGTTTTTAGGAAAAAGAGATATAAGTGGAACCATCAAGCATTAATAAACTGGATTATGGGACAAGCAGATCCTGCAGGCTTTCTTGGTGCAGTGATGACAGGCAAAGAAATATTCCCAGTATACAAGCAAGATGGTGAAGGTAAAGTAGAACATGTAGGCAAAGTATCAGCTGACCCAGAATTAAGAGTTATGGCAGCAAAAACTCTGTTAGGTAAATGTGTTCCTGATTTAAAAGCTGTAGAAATTAATTCAACAGTTGAGCAAAAGAAAGTAATTGACATAACAAGGATATCAAGCGATGACCTCAATACCATTGAACGAGCTCTTGAGCACTCTGTCATTGAATCAAGTGAAGGCAGAGAAGAGCAGGAGGAGTCTGAAGGAGTTTATCAAAAACAGCTGGACAACAGTTGAACCTGGAAGAGACTTCCACGACAATTGGCACATTGATGCTATATGCGAACACTTACAAGCAGTAGTTGAAGGTGACATTAGGCGATTAATAATAAACATACCACCAAGACACATGAAGTCAATTACAGCATCAGTGGCACTACCAGCATGGTGCTGGACTAAATATCCTAACAAGAGATTTCTGTTTGCTAGTTATGCCAACTCTTTGTCAATAAGAGATTCTGTAAAATGTAGAAGATTAATAGATAGTAAATGGTATCAAGAGCATTTTGGAGATATGTTTGATTTAACTACTGACCAGAACCAAAAGCAAAGGTTTGAGAATAATAAAACTGGGATGCGCATAGCTACGTCAGTTGATGGAGCATTGACTGGTGAGGGTGGTGACATTATAGTTATAGATGACCCACACAATGTCAGAGAAGCAGAATCTACAACAGTACGTGAAGGTGTTCTTGATTGGTGGGACCAAGCCATGCAGACCAGACTCAATGACCCAAAGACAGGTGCATTCATTATTATCATGCAACGAGTACATGACAATGACCTAACTGGCCATATACTTAGCAATGACTATGATTGGGACCATTTATGCCTACCAGCCAGACATGAAGCAAACCACCCATACCCATCAACCTCTACTATAGGCTTCAAAGACCCACGCACTGAAGAGGGAGAATTACTTTGGCCAAACAGGATAGACGAGTCCACACTAGACAAGCTTGAGCAATCACTAGGCATGTATGCTGCTTCTGGTCAATTACAACAACGACCATCACCCAAAGGTGGCTCAATATTAAAACAAAGATGGTGGCGAGAATGGGAAAGTGCAGACTTACCTTCTGTAGAATATGTGATACAATCATGGGACACTGCCTACTCAACAAAAGAGAAGTCAAGTTACTCTGCTAGAACTACTTGGGGTGTTTTTAAATATGAAGGTTGTTGGAATGCTATTGCTCTTGACTGTTGGTATGATAGAGTAAGCTATCCTGACCTCCGCAGAGAAGCACAAGAAGCATATGACGATTATGAACCAGACGTTGTTCTAATTGAAAAGAAGGCTAGTGGTCAATCCCTAATACAAGACCTTAGGATGAGTGGTGTACCTGTGTTACCCTATATGCCAGACCGAGACAAAGAAGCACGTGCCCATGCAGCATCTGCACTTTTAGAAGATGGTAGAATCTGGTACCCAGCAAAAAAGAAGTGGGCAAAAGATCTGATTGAAATATGTTCTTCCTTTCCAACAGGAGAAAATGACGATATAGTAGATACATGTACACAAGCATGGCTCAGGCTACGCAAGTCTTGGTTCTTGACCCACTCAGAAGATTGGGAAGATGAAGACCAAGAAATTATAGATAGGAAACCATTATATGGCTGAAGATAAAAATGTAATACCCTTTACCGAAGGTGCTCCTCCTGACGACCTTGAAGTAGAGGAGACAAATGATGGTAATGTTCTTATAGGTGAAGCAGAAGAAACCACAGAACCAAAAACAGATTTTTACAGTAACCTAGCAGAACAAATCGACGAAAGAGAATTATTAGGACACTCCTCAGAGTTGCTAGACTACTACCACACAGACCGAGAAGCAAGATCCAACTGGGAAGAAAGATATAAAGAAGGTTTAAAAACTCTTGACCCAGACGGAGGTCTACAAGAAGACGACTCAGAAAGAGCAGCAAGAGGATTAAGCCAAGTTGTGCATCCTATGATAGCTGAAGCTGCAACACAATTTCAATCTAGGGCTATAGCCGAACTGTTTCCTGCTGCTGGTCCTGTAAAGACTGTAACAGTAGGTGAGTCAGACGAAGCAGTCAAAGAACAAGCCACTAGAGTTAAAGATTATATGAATTACCAACTTCTAGAAGAGATGCCTGAGTACTTCCCTGATATAGACCAGATGTTATTTCATCTACCACTCATCGGGCAAACTTTTAAAAAAGTATGGTACGACCCATCCATGGGCAGAGTGACGAGTCGCTTTGTTAAAGCTGAAGACTTCGTGGTTGCTGCAGAGAGTACTGACCTTTTAACTTCTCCTAGATATACGCATGTTATTCAATTACCTCGTAACGAATACAATAGGTTTGTACAAGCTGGGTATTATCTGCCTGTGGATAGTTATTCTGGTGATGGTGGGGATAGTTATGATGAAACTGTATACGAGGTCGAAGGTGTAAGCCCAGAAGGTTCTGAAAGCATAGATGAGCAGATGACCTTACTAGAGATGCACACTTATAGAATATTAGATGGTATTGATGGAGCCAATGTTGAGGACGAGAACTTTGTTGCTTTACCTTACGTGATAACAATAGATTCAGGTTCACAACGCATTGTCTCTGTAAGACGTAACTGGGACGAACAAGATGAAGATAAAAAGAAACGTAACTGGTTTGTAGAATATAAGTTCTTACCAGGATTAGGATTTTATGGCTTTGGACTTTACCACTTGATTGGTGGGCTGGGTCGTGCTGCTACTGGTTCACTAAGAGCATTACTAGACTCCGCAGCATTTTCAAATATGCAAGGTGGCTTTAAATTAAAAGGTAGAGTTCCAGGAGGAGACATGCAAATCAATCCTGGAGAGTTTGTTGATTTAGATGCTGCGGTTGATGATGTGAATAAGGCTATATTGCCTTTACCTTTTAAAGAGCCTAGTGGTACATTATTTAATTTATTAGGTTTTATTGTTGATGCTGGTAGAAGGTATGCAGCAGTAGCAGATTTAAATGTAGGTGATGCTAATCCTAATGCACCTGTGGGCACAACTATAGCAATGTTGGAACAAGGTTCTAAAATATTCTCAGCTATTCATAAAAGACTACACTACGCACAAGGTCAAGAGTTTAAAATGATAGCTAAGTTGAACTCCGAGACGTTGCCTGAGGTTTTTAAGTTTGCTGCGAGTGGTGCGAGTAAGATGATTAATGCTGCGGACTTTGATGATAGAATAGATATTATCCCAGTTAGCGATCCTAGTATTTTTAGTTCTACTCAACGTATCGCACAAGCCCAAGCTATACTACAACTCGCTCAATCAGCACCGCAACTCCACGATGTATATGAAGCTTATAAAAGAATGTATGAAGCTATACGAGTGCCCAACATTGATGAGATATTAAAAAAACCTGAGCAGGCTCCAAAGCTTGACCCAGTAGACGAGAATATTGCCGTCATGTTAGGTAAACCTATAAAAGCCTTCATAGACCAAGACCATGAAGCACACATCGCTGTACACATGCAGTTTTTATCAGACCCATCCTTAGCTGGTAATAAGTTAGCACAAAAGACTATTGGTCCTGTATTGATTGCCCATATTGCGGAACACATGGCTCTACTTTATAGAGTCAGGATGCAAAAAGCTATGGGTGTAGAATTACCACCACTACCAGATATCAGAGATCCTAAGTTTAAGTTTGAAGATGTGTCGCCACAGATGGACAATATGATTGCTGAAAGAGCAGCACAAGTCATACAACAAGCTCCAAAGATGAAGCCAATCCCAGGAGTAGATAAACTAGGTGGAGGAGACCCAATGAATTATGCACAACAACTCGCTAAAATTGAAGCCGAAGCAGTTAAGGCAAGGACTCAAGCCGAAATCCAAGCTGACCAAGCAAAGGCAAAATCAGATATCCAGATTGACCAAGCTAAAGCACAAGTCGATATTCAAAAATCTATGCAAAAGCTAAAAGCTGAACTTGAAGGTAAAATGGCTAAACTTCAAGCTGAAATACAAATAGCCAGAGAAAAAGAAATTATAAAAGCTAATAAGGAGACTTAAATGGACGAAAAAACTTTTATGGACAAGTACATGGCAGCATTTAGTAAATTTACAGATGCTCAAGCCAAAGGTGAAGATGTTAATCAAGTGTTTGCTGATATGAAAAAGAATATGCCAGGAGCAATGACTGATAAAGAATTAGATTTTATGTCAAACAAAGACAGATACCCAGTAGATAAATCAGGACCAGTTAGTGATAAAGAATTAGAATTTATGAACAAGATGGCTGACCCAGGACCATCCGCAGACTACACAACAGGACCAATAGAGATTCCTGAAGGTGTTGACCCATCAATGTTTAATGAAATACCAACAACAAAAGAAGACATGGGCTCACTACCAGGACCAGTTAGTGATAGAGACATGCAGTTTATGCAAAAAACAATGCCACAAGCAGTCAGCCCTATGGGTAGTATGATAAACAATGTAGAAGATTTTTTAAGTAACTTAGGTAGAAAGGTAGGAAAATAATGCCAAATAATGTAGATGTAATGGGAATGTTTGAAGCTAAGATGGGCTTTTCAGCTAGTGAAGTACCAATGACCGAAGAACAAGTAACACAGTTCATGCTCCTCTGTCAGCAACAAATGTTAGGTTTACCAGAAGAAGAACACATGGAAGACGAAGAACCTATGAAGAGTGGTTCTGTAAAAATAATTAAGATAGGCAAAGGTTCATCAATGATGGACAATATGCTAGAAGATGGCTGATAAAGTTACAGGAGTTTTAAACCTTTTAAAAGGTTTAGTAAAACAAACCCCAACTTCTAAAAGTACAGACCTAGTCATACCCACTAAAGCTGAGTTAGAAAAATTACCTCCAGACGATTTAGAAAAAATATCTAACCAACTTAAACAAGCCACCAATGTAGACCGAAGAGAGCTCATGAGAGGTGCTTTAGGTACTATAATGAATACAGCTATGGATGTAGGCACTTTAGGTAAAGTTGTTAAAGCTATTGAGCCACCTAAAAAAGTTAAACCAATAAAAGAATCTATAGACCTTATACCTAAATTTTTTGATGACTTTAGAGAAGATCTTCGTGAGAGATTAGTAGATAATAAAATAGATGAGTTTATGGCTGAAGAAGGCATAGATGATTTAGATGCATATGCTGCTGAAACAGGTGTTGAAATTGACCCTGTAATAGATTCTTACGAGTTAGACCAACCTTTAGTAGAACTTTGGATGTATTTGAAAAAACCTAAAAAAGACATAGAGTATGAATATTTAGATAATGAATTATCAGATATCGAAACATTTATGAAAGATAATAATATATCTAATGAAGAGATGATTAAAAAAATAGAAGAGCAAGGTTTAAAACCCGATAACCAAGAATTAAAAGATTATGGTTTAGAAGAACTTATAGAGAAAAAAGATGGTTAAACTTACTCCAGGAGCATTGCTTAATTTATTAAAGCAAACACCAAAAACTAATCCACCTTCAGGTACAATATCTAAAATACCTAATAAACAAGAACTTGAAAGAGCATCAATTAGAGATCTTCAATTATTTAAAATGAATAAAGGTAGAGAGCCTACTCCTGAAGAAACTAAACTCATATTAGACAATAATATAGGTGCATTAGGTTTTGTAAATTTAAGCGACTTAGTAAACAGAGGTGCACTAAAAGATATTTATAGAAGTCCAGGAATATTAAGAGAAGGATATGCTGATGATTTAGGTCAAGTTGGTAGACCTACTCCCAAAACTTTAAGTCGTGAAGGTACAACTAAATCAACTAGCTTAATTGATACTGGAGATGTTGAGTTGAATGACTTTGTTAATAGTCTGCGTTTAGATCCTAATAGTGGTGATGGTGGTCTCGCAGATACTATAAAAGGAATATTATATGATAAAGCTAATAAAGGTGCTGGGTTTTACGAACAAGATTTTTATACAGACATTATTACTAATAGTAAAGGTGAACGCATGGGCTATAGGAATAGTGATGAGTATAAAGAAGCTATGTTAGAGTATGATGACTTTGATGAAATGCTTAATCCTCAAGTTCGTATAAGAGTTCCAAAACATAGTAAAGTAGTTAATTATTTCAAAGACACTGCTAAAAATTACTTAGATGAAAAAGGTTTAGGAGATAAAATTTATTTATTTAGACAAGGCAGATTAGACAAAGGCGAGATAAAACATGATCCTGACCCAAAAGAGCCACTGTCTTTTTCATTAAGCCCAGAGCCTAAAGGTAATATTTTTCAAGTAAACTCTCGTGTTGATGTGTACGTTATAGACAAAAACGATGTACAAGCTTTACCAAACCTTCATAAAAGAGGAGGTTCAGACTATGCTCTTGAAGAAGAAGTTTTAGCTGCAGGTGAAGATGTAGCTTATGTAGGTTCAATAGGTGATTATACTTTCGAAAGTGGTATTAAAATTAAAGATGTTGATGGTAGTAATCCTTACATCTATAAAGACAAACAAGGCAATACTATTGAAGAATTAAGTAAAAAAGCTAAAATAGATTCAGAGCAATTTTTAAATCAACTCAAAGGAGATAAATAGTGGCTAAACTACCTAAAGTAAAAAAAGTAAAAACTCCAGGAGGTTACATGGTACCAGCTAAGTATGTGGCTGGGTTAAGTGGTGAACAACGTAAGAAGAGATTATTAGCCCTTGAAAAAATGCGTAAATCAGGTAAAGTTCTAGGAGATCTTCCAGGAGATAAAACACCTTCTGGTAAAAAAAGGAAAACAAAAGAATCTATATACACTAAAAAATTTAGGAAAATGTATGGCAATAAACGCAAAACAAAAAAAGGCTCTAAAAAATAAAGCAGAAAAAGCCAACGCACCACTAGGTGCTCTAACTACTATTTATAATAAAGGGTTAGGTGCTGCTGCTAGTGGCGGTCGTCGTCCAGGAGTCTCACCTTCAGCTTGGGCTATGGCTAGAGTTAACTCTGTATTGACAGGTGGTAAAGCTAGACAAGTTGATAAAAAGCAGTGGGAACAAATACAAGCTTATCGTAGGAAGAACAAAGGTAAGAAAAAGAAAACATCACCAACAAAAAAAGGAGGTAAATGATGTACGGAAAAAAGACAATGAAAAAGAAGACAACTAAAAAAATGACCATGAAAGAAAAAATGGCAAAGCTTAGAAAAATGAAGGGCAAAAATAAAAAGAAGAAAACTTCTTCTTATAGCTAATGCCAGTCAGAAAAGTCAAAGGTGGCTATAGGTGGGGTAGTAAAGGTAAAATCTACCCTACTAAAGCTTTAGCAGAAAAGCAAGGCAGAGCAATCATGGCTTCTAAAGGAAAAAAGAAGGGTGGCAAAAGCTAAAAAAATAATCCAAAAAGACGGCACAACCAGTCATTGGAAAAAACTAATACAGCACAAAAGTTGCTCCTTCTGTTCAAATGAAGCTATGCATTATGAAAAATTTAAGTATTATTGTAAACAGTGTTATAAGGAGAAAATAAATGGCAAATAAAACAGTATTAGCACCTAAAGGTTTTCATTGGATGAAAGCAGGTAAAGGTTATAAGTTAATGAAAGGTGATTATAAACCTCACACAGGTGCAGTTAAAAGAGCATCTTTTGAGATACAAAAGGTACATAAAAATGGCAAAAGCAAAAATAAAAAAGGTGGCAGCAGCAGAAATTAGAGCTGCAAAAAAATTTTTAGAACGTAAAGGATTTAAAGCTACTGATATTCCACCAAGACTTTTTGCTATGGCTGCAAAAGAACTTGATAAATCTTTTACTCAAACTCTACAAGTATTAGCACAATCCCAAACAGCAGGAACAGTTTAATGACTATAGATCCTTTTTTGGTTTGGAATATAGTTTTGTCTTTTATAGTTGTGCCTTTTGGATGGGCATTTGGCAAGATGTTTTCAGAGGTAAAAAGATTGCAAATATTATTAAACAGAACAAGAGAAGATTACGCAACAAAATCCGAGCTTCGCAATGAAACAAGAGAAATCAAGGAATTAGTAATTCGCATAGAACAAAAGCTTGATAGATTCATTGAGAAGCAAAATGGTTGAACCTGTAACAGCTGTACTAACAGGTATAGCTTTAGTAAAAAAATCTGTAGATTTTATTAAACAAAATATACAAACCTGTAATGATATAGGAGATATCATTGGTCATATAGATAAAGCTATGACTGGTGAACAACAAGTTATAAAAGAAAGAGATAAATCTGGTGCAGATCCTTTTGCTGTGGGTACTGTGGCTCAAGAAATTATAGATGCTAAATTAGCCAGAGAACACTTAAACCAAGTGCGCAATCTTGTTAATTTAAGGTTTGGTCCTGGTACATGGGAATATATATTGCAAGAACGTAAAAAACGTATTGATGCACAAAAACAAGCTATCAAAGAAGCAAAAGCTGCAAAATTAAAAAAGCAGCAAGAAATAGCAGAGTACATTAAGTACGGATTAATTACTATTATAACTTTAGCTTTTATAGGAGTAGCTATAGGTATTACATTTAAATTTTTTGTATCAGCAACTAATAAAGTATATGCACACAATATTGAGCAAGATGATGGGAGCTGTAGGCTTTACGATTATAAATATTTTTTAATATGTATGAATGAAGGCAGAGATTATGCAGATACAGAATTATATTTAGATTATAAAAAGCAGAAAGAGCAATGGATTGAAAGTATTGATTAATTTATCATTTAACAGTATAAATAAGATATGAAGCCAGAGAACTTAGATAAATGGCGCATATGGCCAAGACTGTTAATTACTCTTTATGGTTTAGCTTTTTTTAGAGTAACAGAGTGGTTTATGCAACTTGAAGATCCAACTAATGCACAGTCTGCTTTTGTTAGTGTTTTAGTAGGAGCAGGTGCTGCATGGTTTGGTTTATATTGTGGGACTGGTAAGAAAAGTGAGTAACAAAGAAGCTAAACTTAAAAAGTATGGTTTAAAAGGTTTAAATAAACCTAAACGAACCCCAAACCACCCAACAAAGAAAGGTATAGTAGCAGTTAAAGATGGTGAAAAAATTAAAATTATTCGCTTTGGCGACCAAAAAATGGGTCACAACTATAGTGACGAAGCTCGTAAAAACTTTAAACAACGGCATGCTAAAAATATTAAAAAAGGTAAAACAAGTGCTGCATTTTGGGCGAACAAAGTTTTTTGGTCTGGTGAAAAGGGCTCTAAAAAGAATCCACCAAAAAGTCAAAAGCATGTTAAAGGGAGAGTAAAAGGTGGCAGATCTTAAAAGTAAATTAATAGACTTAATATCTTTACATGAAGGTGTTAAGTATAGAGTGTATGATGATGCTAATGGTAAGGAGATTAAAGCTGGTGATACTTTAGTTGGTCATCCTACTATTGGTGTTGGTAGGAATGTGGCTAGTGATGGGCTAGGTTTAAGTATAGAAGAAATAAATTTTATTCTAGTCAATGATATTAACAGAGTAATAGGAGAAGCTAAAGATTGGGTATTTTTTAATGGGCTAAGTGAAGTAAGACAAGCTGTTATTATAGATATGCTCTTCAACATGGGCAGAACTAGATTCAATCCTGGTAAATGGCCGAACTTCTTCGGAGCAATAAAAGACCATAACTGGGAAAAAGCTTCTAAAGAGATGTTAGACTCTTCTTGGTCAAAGCAAGTCAAATCAAGAGCTGAAAGGCTAAGTAAAATGATGTTAACTGACCAATGGTAATTTTACTTTTAAATAATTGTGGTTATAATAAATGACATTAATTAGAGCAAAGTTTAGCAAACTTTTAAAACCTAACAAAAAGAAGAAGAAGAAAAGGAGAAAAAAGAAAAATGCAAAATGATGTAACAATTAATGTAACTGGAGTTTCTTCAAAAAGCGAGGTGCAACTTGACAATAACAGACCTACTGGAGAAGATAAAGAAGACGTTAGAAAGCCAGAGACAAAATCTAGCGAACGAGATGATAGAGGGCAGGATAAGTGATTTTGCTCAATATCAAAAGACTGTCGGTATTGCTGAAGGCTTAAAACAAGCCACCATCGAAATCGATAGAGTTTATAAACAATTAGATAGAGAGGATGAATAAACATGGCTCATCTCCATGCAGCAAACTGGGACAACGACCCAGAAACAAACGTTCCTAAAAACTTACCAGAACCTACAGGATGGCGAGTTTTAATTCAACCACAAGCCCCAAAAAAGAAAACCACAGGTGGCATTTATTTACCATCACAATCTCAAGACAATGAAGAGTATTTAACAGCACATGGTATTATATTAGCTGTTGGTCCTCTAGCATGGTGCGAAAGAGCATCAGGCAAACCATGGGAAGGTGGTAATTGGGCTAGATGTGGAGACCATGTTACCTTTGGAAAATATGCAGGACAAAAGCTTATCATAGAAAGAGTAAAATTATTACTTTTAAATGATGACGAGATTACTTCTGTATTACCATCAGGGTGCAACATACAAAATTATTTACCATAACTTAATGAAAGGACGTGGCTCATGACCATGGAAAATGAAAAAGAACAAGAAGAACTTGAAGTAGAAATAGAAGAAAATAAAGCTGAAGAACCTGAAGTAGTAGAAGAATCCACTCAACCAACAAAACAAGAAGTAACTCCAACAGAAGAAGATGAAGAATACTCTCAAAGGGTTCAACGTAGAATAAATAAATTAGTACAACAACGTAAAGAGTCTGATGCTAAAGCTGAAGAAAAAGACCAAGAACTTACAGCATTAAAACAAAGACTAGAAAGACTCGAACAAGGTGAAACAGTAAAGGCTCAAAAGCAGTTTGAAGACAGATATGTTTCTGTAAAGCAAGAGATGCAAAAAGCTATAGAAGAAGGTGACACAGCTAAACAAGTTGACTATGCAGAGCAATTAGCTGATATCCGTGCAGCAATGAAAGTATCAGAACTTCAAAGGCAACAAACTGTTCAACAAAAAACTCAATCACCTACTGTAGGTCGTGCTGCCCAACCTCAAGCACCAAAAAAGGCTATGGACTGGTGGGGTAAGAATCAGTGGTTTAACTCAGCTGGATATGAGAGAGAAACTGCTGCTGCTAGGTCTATAGATGTTCAATTAGATTTAGAAGGCTATGATAAAGAATCTGACCAATATTATGAAACTTTAAATAATCGTTTACAAAAAATATTTCCCGAGTTAATATCAAAAACAGATATGCCAGTTAAAACGAGACCAAAAAGCAGTCAAACAATAGTCGCACCATCTGCAGGTGGGTCAACAAAAACAGGTAATAGAGTTAAGATGACAAAGGAGCAATTACGCATGGCTAGAGAAATAGGTTTAACAACACCTGACCAAATTAAAGCTTATGCAGAAGAACTAAAAAAACAGGAGAGAACCTAATGGTAGAAAAAAGAAATGTAAGAGCTCAAGAAACTCAATCTAATTCTCGTGAGCAAAATGCTCGTGACAATACAAGCTGGAAACCACCATCATTACTGGACGCTCCTCCAGCACGACCAGGAATGGTGCAAAGGTGGATAGCTACCTCGATTCTGGGGAAGGAAACTCCCGACAATGTTTATAAAAGAAAAAGAGCAGGTTGGGAACCAAGACCATCAGATACAGTGGGAACTTTTGCAGTGCCTACTTTGAATCATGGTCAGTGGGCAGGATGTATCGGTGTTGAAGGCATGATACTTTGTGAAATGCCAGAAGAAAAATTCAGTCAAATGAAGGCTTATTACAAAGAAAAAGATATAGAACAAAACATGTCTGTAAGCAGTGATTTACGAACTGCAGAAAGAGCTGGTGGTATTCCGATTCAGGAGACAAGAAAAAGTAGTGTTAGTCGTGGCAGAGACATATCCGTCATGGACGATTAACAATTTTTAATTTTTTTATAGAGAGGTAAATATGGCAAACGTAGATTCACCATTTGGTTTTGTACCATCTAGGCATATGTCTGGTTCTCCTATAAGAACAAACAAATATACTATTACTAGTGGATTAGCTGAAAACATCTTTAATGGTGATTTAGTTATTCTAACTGCTGATGGGGTTATAACACCTCACACAGCTACAGAAGTAAATAATCTCGGTGTATTTGCTGGAGTGTCTTATACAGCTTCAGATGGTTCTTATCAATATAGCGAGTACTGGCCATCAGGCACAACTGGTACAGATATTATAGCTTATGTGTATGACGATCCTTACATTATATACAAAGTTCAATCAGACGGCTCACCAGCACAAACAGATCTTGGTGCTTGTGCAGATGTAGTAGCTGACGCAGGTTCAACAACTACTGGACAGTCTGGTTTTCAACTTAATTCAAGCATGGGTACAGGTACAGCAACATGTAAGATTATAGGACTTTATCAATCCCCAGAAAATGCATTTGGGGCAAACGCAGTTGTGGAAGTGTTAATTAATGAGCACATCCTCAAAGCAACAGCAGGAATATAGGAGATTAAATTATGGCAATGAATAGAGCACAATTTGCTAAAATGCTAGAGCCAGGATTGAATACCTTATTCGGGCTAGAGTATGCAAGATACCCTGAAGAGTATCAAAAAGTATTTGAATCAAATACTTCTAACAGGGCATTTGAAGAGGATGTATTGCTTGAGGGATTCGGTAATGCACCTGTAAAAGGTGAAGGCGCACCTGTAAGTTATGACTCAGCGAGTCAAGGATTTACAGCTAGATATCAACATGAAACTATTGCATTAGCTTTTAGTATCACTGAAGAAGCAGAAGAAGATGGACAGTATGGTTCAATTGCTGGTAGGTATACTAAGGCTTTAGCTAGGTCAATGGCTTCAACTAAAGAAATCAAAGCTGCAAATATTTTAAATAATGCCACATCAGCAGGAGCATTTGCTGGTGGAGATGGTGTTGCTTTACTAAGCACTAGTCATCCAACTAGAGCTGGTAACCAAAGTAACACATTAGCAACAGCAGCAGATTTAAGTGAGACATCTCTTGAAACTATGTTAATTAACATAGCTGATATGAAAGATGACAGAGGACTAAGAATCGCAGCACAAGGAACAATGTTAATTATTCCTACTGCTTACATTTTTACTGCTCAAAGATTACTTGAGTCTACTCTAAGAACTGGCACAGCAGACAACGATCTTAATGCAATTAACTCTGGTAATTATTTACCACAAGGGTTTCATGTAATGAGAAGACTGTCTGATAGTGATGGTTTCTTTATTAAGACAGACGTACCTGACGGACTTAAAATGTTCCAAAGAACTGCCTTGAAAAAAGGTATTGAAGGTGAGTTTGAAACTGGTAATGTTCGCTACAAAGTTAGAGAAAGATACAGTTTCGGTTTTACTGACTGGAGAGGAATATTCGGTACCGAAGGTGCTGCTTAATATATTCACCCTAAAGGTAGGGGAGTTACATACTCCCCTAACTTCAAATGGAATTAAACCTAAATAAAAAAGACGGAGCTCTTCCGTCCGCTGAAGAATTAAGCACAGTTAAAAAAATTTTTCCAAATAGAGATCCTTTAGAAGCTTATCAATGGTGGGATTCAGTTGGCTTCCCTGTTACAGAGTTAATGAATGCAGTAACACCAGTTGATACACCTATAGATGAGTTACCAGAAGGACTAGCTAAATACTATGCTAATAAAAGATTATCAGGCACTGGCATGAGTGGTAGCGAGTTAGCGATGCTACAAAATCAAGACAAGCTAGGAGCAATACCAGAATTAATGAATCGTTTTGCTAGAGAAGTTCCTATAGTAGAATTTACACCTGAAGATGCAAAATTTGGAGTATTTGGTGATGTATCTTTAGGTAGAGTAAAAACGAAAGCTGAAGATTTTACAGAACAATCAGCACAAAAAACAGCTGATGCTTTTACAGCAGGTTATGGTTTAAAAACTTTACCTCTTTATGCATTTCCACTCACTGAACCTGTAGCTATAGGCATAGACATATTGGAGGGTATAGCTACAAGAGACCCAATTCAAACAGGTACAGCAGCATTATTATCACAATCTATGAGCCCTAAGGCTCAAGCTATAATTGCTGGGGCTTCTGTATTTATGCCTTTTGATGCTGAGGCAGTTAAGATAGTTGGTTCTCCTGAATTATTTAGTGGGGTAGTAGAGAAAATAAAAGGTGCTCCTAGTAAAGTCAGAGGAGAAGAACTCAAACAAAAGCCTGAGAACTGGATGGGTGGTATGTTAAAAGGTGGCACTACTCTTAAAATTAACAATATGGAAATACCTATAAAAACTAGTGAAGTTGAAAATATGATGAGGCTTATTAAAAATAATAAGCTGGACGATAAATTATTGTCTAGGGATGAGATGGTAAAAGTTTTAGAAGACCAATATTATACATCCTTTATATCTGAAAAAACTAGCCCTAATTATTTTAATAGGTTAGGCAATATGGAAACTACTAAAATAGAATTACCTAAAGATGGTGATGTACCTAAAGATTTATTAGAAATAGCTAACTATCTAACTAGAGATGCAGGAGTTCACCATGGCGGTGAACAAGGTATCATAAGCCACTCACTAATTAAAAAAGATACTAATTTTGGTAGTGATATTGATACAAGAACTATTAATTACGAAATTACAGAGATACAAAGTGACATGGCTTCAGATGCACATAAGTTCGGTATATTCGGTAGTCCTAAAAATAATATGTATCAAGACCTTAAACAGTCTTATAAAGATATACGTGGTCGAGCTAAATATTTAAATTTAAGTCCTGCTGGTGGAAAATTACCAGATTTAAATTCAGTATATTTACCTACTAATAGAGATAAAATAATAGAAAAGTATGGTGCAGGTGATGCTGTAGGTGGTGGCAATAGAGTAGACAGCTATGCTGCTGCAGTATTTGATAGATATAAAGGTGCATTACAAGAAGTTGATAGTCTTTATACAGACGAATATTTAGGTAAGCTTTACGACTTATCTACTGATAAATTATTTAAAAATAAATATGAAAAAGATGAATTTATAGATCTTACTAGAAAACGCATGAAAGATAGAATAGTCAATAGCTTAGACTCAGGAGAGACTAACGGAGCAAATGTTATACAGTTATTAGACATGACAGCTAGAGGTTACACAACTTCTCCTAGATCTTTATATAGTTCTGTTTATAATGCTTTACAGAAAAAAGTTAACGACTTACACCCTTCTTATAACAGAGATGATTTTAATACTTTAGGATTTAATTCAGAACAAGAAGAAGTATATGATGTATTTAAAAAAGTAGAAGGAGGTATAAAAGACTTTGATACTCTATCAAGGGCTAATCCTATAAATCAAGGTAGTGTACCAGCTCAAACTCCTTTAATGAAAAATTTAGATTATGTTGAGTTTGAAATAAAAAAGCACCTTGTAAAAGCTGCAAATGAAGATGCTAGCAAATTTATACTTCCAGGAGAAGAACCTGTAAGATATTGGTCTCAGAGAGGGCAAAATGAACAATTTTTAAATACTATATATAGTTTAGTGCCTGATAGTAAAAAAGGTTACAAAGGTAAAATAGGTCAAGTTCTAACTAAACTCAGTAAAAAGTACAACATACCTTTTAGGCTAGAAGGTGATGTAGATGTTAAAAATACAACTATGAACAATATATTTAAAAAAGATTTAAATGGTTTAAGGAATTTATCAGATTTAAGTGGTGAAGATGCTATAAGCACTGTTGATAATCCTGGTAATCCTTTAAATGAAATTATGGAATCAACAAACTCTACAATTAAACAAAGAGTTAGAGATTATAAAAGAGATTACATACAAGACTATTACCGAAGAAATAATATAACAGAAGATGATTTCATGGTTTATGAAGGCAATGCTATCGACGAATTTAATACTTTTGTAAGGGACAACCCTAATGAATTAATAAAAGAGACTGAGATGTTAGATATTGTTGATTGGGATGGCATAGGTAAAGGTTTTGATGCGATGGCTAAAGGTAGTGAATTTAAAGATGTAAAACTAGCCTCAGACATGCTAATGCAAATATCAGGTAATACTAGAAACATATTTGATTATACTATACAGAATTTAAAAGGTTCAGATGGTTGGAATTTTGGAAATATTCAAAATCTTGAAGAACTTATGCAAAGTAAATTAAAAGAAGCTATAAAACGAGGTAAACGAGAATTTTTAGATACTCTCCCAACTTCTAAGAAAAATGAGTTATTAGAAGCAGGAGTTATAGGTTTAGATGAAAATGCTAAATTTGTAGTTGAATTAGATGATGTTCTAAAAGAGCAGATTATTGAACAAGGCTTTCCAATAACTGGTTTATAAGGTATAAATAATTATTCTGGGAATTTTAAGCTATAAGGACTGTCCCAGCAGACTCTCAAAAGACCTTATAGTAAACCCTTTTTGAGGAGGTCAATATGGCTAATACAACTTTTAATGGTCCAGTCCGTTCGGAGAATGGATTTAAAACTATTATAAAAAATTCTACTACTGGTGCAGTTACCAGTGATATGACTTTATCAACTTACAGCACTTCAATAACTGTTGCTGCTACTGGTACTGACCACAAAGAAACTTCTATAGGCATACCAGCAAACTTTATACCCATGGGTGTAGCGATAACTGTAACTAGTGCTTCAGCTAATGCAGTTAATGTGGTCGACATAGGCACTGAAGATGATGATGATGGTTTTGTTGATGGTATAACAGCAGCACTAAACAGCACAGGCTTTAAAGGTTTCTTTCCTTGTAATGGAGTTTTAGGTATGAGTGGTGGTACAACAACTGCTGCTACTGCAACACCTGACGAAGTTCAACTTGTAGTTTCTGGCACAGCTGGTGCTGGTGGAGTAGTCGCACTTAAATTTTTTGGTATATCTTCTGATTCGCCAACAACTTAATAGGAGTTTTAAATGGCTAACATAGTAACAACCACTAAACTTTCTGAAAATGTAAATGAGGTTGTTTTTGCTTTTCAACTTCAATATGTTGACACAAGTGATGAATCAGGTGTAGTGAAAGTAGACGTATCAACTTTAGAACCAAACTCTAATGGAGATGCTTGTACTGGAGTTAAGATATTGGAATGTACTTGGGTTATATCAACTATGACTGTACAAGTAGAAGCAGCAGCAGACACTAGTGTTATAATGCTTCACCTTACAGAGAACCAATCAGGCTATGTAGATTATAGGTCTATAGGAGGTTTACCTAATACTAAAACTTTAGGCACAAACCCAACAGGCGATATTAAATTCACTACTACTGGTTTAGGTGCTACTGGTGATTCATATCAAATTGTAATGAGATTGAAGAAGAAATATTAATGGCAACTTCAGGAACAGTAGCATACAGACCTAATATAGAAGAAGTTATAGCAGAGTCTTTTGAGCGATGTGGCATAGATCCACAAACTCAAACAGGTCAAAAAGCTACCAGTGCCAGAAGAAGTTTAAATTTACTTTTTACTGAATGGTCTAATAGAGGTTATAACTATTGGACTGTTCAGTACAATACTATAACTTTAACTGCAGGTACATCTAATTATAGCTTAACTGCAGGCATAGTAGATGTAATAGATATGGTCTATAGAAATAATAGTAATGACCAACCTATGCAAAGAATATCAATCTCTGAATATAATCAATTACCAGATAAAACTACATCAGGAAAATCATCACAGTTCATGTTAGACCGCCAATATACTCCAACAATAAATGTATGGCCAGTGCCTGATAGTGCTGATGATACTATTAGATATTACGGTGTTTATCAACTTGAAGATGTAACAGCATCTTTTCAAGATACTGATGTTCCTTATAGGTGGACAGACGCAATGTGTGCAGGCTTAGCAGCAAAATTAGCAACTAAATTTGCACCTGAAAGGGCTGAAGGATTATATGTTCTTTATGAGAGAGCTTTTAAATTCGCTTCAGATGAAGAAGGTGCGAGTGTAACTTTGAGGGTTAGACCTTCTGGTCTAAATTTATACTGATATGGCTAGGCATGCAAAAGGCAAACGATCTTATGCAATATCAGATCGCAGTGGCTTTAAAGTACGTTATAGAAATCTAAAAACAGAGTGGAACAATCTAAGAGTTGAGCCATCAGAGTATGAGCCTAAACATCCTCAACTTACTCCACCTAAAAATATAATAGATGCTCAAAGTTTATTTCAACCTCGCCCAGATAACGATCCTGAAAATATATCTATATTTATAGGCTTTAATTGGTTTGCTCCTAAGCAGAGTATGATGGCTAGTGATTATGATGCTCCTCGTACTATAGGTATAAGGGCTGAAGGTAATGTAGGTAAAGTAGAGATAGAATTTAATAAAGAAGTTGTAGTAACAGGAGTAGGTGCTACTATTTTATTAGATGCTAATAATGAAGATGAAAGACAAGCTATAACTAATCCAACAGGTTTAAATGCTACTGGTAATGTAGGTGTTGAAAGTTTTGAAACTGAGCAAGTTGTAACAGGTGTTGCTGGTACTAGTGCTGTAGCAACTGTTGGTAGTAATTTAGGAATAAATATTTTAGTATCAGGAGTTGAAGCTACTGGTAATATAGGAACTGAACTAATAGAACAAGATAATCCTTCATGGGGAACAGGTACATGGGGTGGTGGTGCTTGGGGTATTAGTCTTACAACAGTTGATGTTAGCAATGTAGGAGTTGAAGCTACTGGTAATATAGGTACAGAAACACCAACAATAGAATTAACTGAAACAGGAGTAGCTGGTACTGGTACTACTGGTAGTGAATCTATTAACATTGACACATCTTCATGGGGTGATGAAGCTTGGGGTGAGGACAACTGGGGACAATAAAATGAATTTTACAAATTTAGTAACAAATATTAAAAATTTTATAGAGGATGATAGTACAGAGTTTGATACTTCTATACCTACTATAATAACACAAGCAGAAAGACTTATATTTCAAAGAGCACCAAATTTACCTTGTTATAGAAATATAACCACTGGTACATTAACTGCAGGTACTGAAGATTATACTATCTCTACAGCTAGGATGATTAGAAATGTTTCTATAATTGTTAGTAATGAAAGAGTATTTTTAAATCATAGAGTAGATTCTTATTTACATGATTATTGGAAGAATAGTTCAACTCAAGCACAACCAGAAATATATGCAACAAAACAAGCAACAACATCTGGTGTAATTATTAAACTTGCTCCTACACCAAATTCAAACTATACTTATTTTGTCGATTTTATTAAACCAGAAACAGGTTTGTCGGCTAGCAACTCTAATAATTGGGTTGGTGATAATGCGGAGAATGTTTTGTTAAGTGCTTGTTTATATGAAGCTAGTGCATTCCTAAAAGCACCAGAAACATTAGCAACATACAAGACTCAGTTTGATGAAGCAATAACTTTATTAGGCGAAGAAATGAAAAGAAATTATCAAGCAGAATATGACGGAGGAATATAACCATGGCAATAACTCAAGCAATGTGCACCAGCTTTAAAGCTGAAATATTGGACGAACAACACGACTTAGTAGCTGACACTATAAAAATAGCTTTGTTTACTAGCAGTGCTAGTTTAGGAGCATCAACCACAGCCTACTCTACCAGCAATGAAATATCAGGCACTGGTTATAGTGCTGGTGGTGAGGCATTGACAAGTAAAGTAGTAACTACCACAGGAACAACTGCATACTTTGACTCAGCTGACCCAACCTGGACAGGAGCAAGTTTTACAGCAAGAGGTGCATTAATTTACAATAGCACCAACAGTGATAAAGCTATAGCAGTTCTAGACTTTGGTGGTGATTTTACAGTTAGTGGTGGTACATTTAAAATAGTGTTCCCAGCAGCAGGAGCCAACGCAATAATAAGGATAGACTAATATGGCAAGTTCATACTCAACAAATTTTAAAATAGAAAAAATGGCTACAGGTGACCAATCAGGCACTTGGGGCACAACTACTAATCACAACTTAGATATACTTGATAGGATCGCAGCATTTAAAGCAGTAGCTTTATCAGATTCAGCAACAGCAACTTTAACAGTAGCAGCAGGTTCACCTAGCAGTGGCTCTAGTAATGTACAAGATGGGATGTTTAGAGTTATTAAATTTACAGGATCTTTAAGTCAAGCTTGTACAATAACTATAGCACCTTCAACTACAACAGCTTACTTTATTATTGAAAATGGCACCACTGGTAGTCAGAATATAATTATGAAACAAGGCTCAGGTGCACAAACTGTTACTATTGCTGCTGGTAAGTCTGATATAATATATTGTGATGCTAGTGATGAGGTTATATCAGTAGGAACTAAAATACCTATAACTTTTAATGTTGTTGAAGATACTTCTCCTCAACTAGGTGGTAATCTTGATATGAATGGTCAAGACATTGTTACCACATCTAATGCTGATATAGATTTAGCACCTAATGGAACAGGTAAAACAGTATTAAAAGGCAATACTAATCCAGGAACAATGGTTTTTAACTGTGAGAGCAACTCTCATGGACAAACAGTTAAATCACAACCTCACTCAGCTAGTGTTACTAATGTATTAACACTTCCTCCTGGAGGTGACCAAGAGATTGTAGGTACAACAGCTACACAAACTTTAACAAATAAAACTATAGGAGTAGCACAATTATCAGGTCAAGTTGCCATAGCTAATGGTGGTACTGGAGCAACTAGCTTAGCTGGTGCTAATATTGTTGCTTCTAATGCAAACACAACTTTTACAAAAGCCTTAAGAGGATCTACTCAAACAGCAGGTTCTCAAACTGGTAGTGTCACCTTAGATTTTGACACATATCAAAACTTCGTGCTGACAGCTACTGGTAATGTTACTTTAGCTAATCCTAGTACAGAAGCAGTAGGACAATCTGGTATTATAGTTTTCATACAAGATGGCACTGGTAGTAGAACATTAAGTCTTGGTACAGATTATGAAACTGCTGGTGGTGCTGGTTTAACTATAAGCACTGCTGCGAGTGCAGTTGATGTTATACCATATTTTGTTAAGGCTTCTGGGTCAATACAATTAGGAGCACCACAACTTGCGTTTGCATAGGAGAAAGTATTAATGCCAGTACAAGGTGAATTTTTTCAAAATCCTGGTTCAGGTGGTAGTGGATTTTATTCACATCAGATAAACCACTCAGTTAGATTTGATGATGGAAGTAGTAGTTATTTATCTCGTAGTAATAGTGGAACAGCTACTAATGAAGATGTAGGTTTAATATCTTTTTGGTTTAAAAGAGGTAATAATCTAGGTTCTACAACTAATGAAGCTATAGCAGGAGGT